GCATCCAGGCCTATTCGGCCGGGGAACTGGGCCTGAAAGACCGCCGCCCGGGCGAGATGGTCAACGTCTGGCGCCCAGAGAGCGAAGTCTTCAGCGATGCCTCGATTGCATCCTTCGACTCCGTCGCCCTGACGGATGACCATCCGTCGGAGGACGTCACCCCCGACAACTCGGAGCGCCTGGCGAAGGGTTGGGTCGGTCGGCCCTACCGGGACGGCGACTTCCTGAAGGCCCCGATCACCTTCAGCGCGAAGTCGATCATCGACAAGCTGAAGGGCGGGAAGAACGAACTCTCGAACGGTTACGACACCGACATCGACTGGACCCCCGGGATCGTCCCGGAAGGTCAACGTGACGCCGGGAAGGCCTATGACGGCATCCAGCGGAACATCATCGGAAATCACGTCGCCCTTGTGGACGCGGGGCGGTGTGGCGGCGATTGCCGGGTTCTCGACAAGAGCCCGACGCCCGTCGCGGATTGCGCGTCCGAGCAACCCTGCAACTGCCGAGGAGAACCGGCTATGGCCGATGGCCTGAAGAAACGAATGATCGACGGGGTCGGCCTGGTCGAGGGGACGGAGGAATCCTTCGCCGTCATCGACAGCCTGACGAAGAAGGCCGCCGATCTTCAAACCCAGCTGGACGCCGCCGCCGGCGCCGCCAGCGCGGCCGCGACCGCCCATTCCGAGGCCCTGGCGGCCAAGGATACGGAGATCGCGGAACTGACGGCGAAGGTGGAAGACACCGCCGCCCTGGACGCCCGCGTCGCCGCTCGCGCGCAACTGATCACCGACGCGCGCCGCGTTGCTGGAGACGACAAACTGGTCGTCGACGGCCTCTCGGACCTGGAGATCAAGAAGGCCGCTGTCACCGCCCGCCAGGGCGAGGACAAGGTGAAGGACAAGGCCGACAGCTTCTTCGTCGGCGCCTTCGACTACCTGGTCGACCAAGAACCCGCCGAGCAGACGGGCGCTCGGGACAACCAGCCCCCCGGCGGACTGCGCGACGCGCTGAAGCCTGAACCCAACCCGACGAACGACGCCAAGGGCTCCTCCTATGAGGAACGCATGGCGAACCGTTGGAAAGCCAAGAAGGACGCCGCCTGACCATGCCGGCTATTCAAACCTCCTACACGCAAACGATGCGCCCGGGCCGGCCTGGCCTGGTCGTCAACATGGAGACCCAGAACTCCATCACTCGACTTTGCGAGACCCCCGACGGGATCGGCTTCGGCCTTCCGGTCGTTCAGGGCGTCAGCGATAAGGGCGCCCTCCTGCTGGGCTCCGAGGCGCTGATCGCCGCCGCCGTCGCGGCCGCTGGCAACACCGGGAACGGCACGATCACCGCCGCCCCGACCGCTGGCGCGGGCGCCCAGGCTGGCGTCTATACGCTGGTCGCGGAAGAAACCCCCGCTGCAAACGGCGGCTCCTTCCGCATGGAGAACCCGGACGGCGAATATCTGGGAACCGTGAAGGTCGGCGTCCCCGCTACTCTGGGCGGCATCGGTCCCTTCACCATTGCGGACGGCGCGACCGACTTCGCGACGGGCGACTCTTTCCGCATCACCGTCGACGCTGAAGAGGGCGGAACCGCCTTCCGAGGCTACACCATCGAGGACAAAACCCTGGTTCGCTCCGAAGGCACCCCGGTTGATACGTTCCGCAAGGGCGACAACATGGGCCTGCTGGTCGACGGCGTCATCTGGGTTGTCGCCGGTGGCGCCGTGAAGGCTGGCAATCAAGCCTTCTTCGATCCGACCACGAAGCGGCACGTCGCTGCGGGCGGTCGGGAACTTCCGAACGTGACCTTCGAGACCAGCGCGACCGCCAACGGCGAACTGGTCCAAGTTCGCGTCTCGCATCTGTAAGGGAGGGCGAAGACCCAATGACCGTTAAGCTGATCGACGCCCAGGCCGCTCTGACCTACCTTCAGAACCAGGCGACCCACATCGAGACGGAAGTCGAGAAGATCGAGTATCCCGAGGTTCAATACCCGGACTTGATCCCCGTCGACTTCTCGGCTCCCGAGTGGACCAAAACCGTCACCTACTACTCTTCGGACGTGGTCGGTAAGGCGGACTGGTTCCACGCCAACGCCCGCGACGTTCCCCGCGCGGACGTCGACCGCCAGAAATACGAAACGACCGTCGAGATGGCGGCTATCGGCTACGGCTACAACCTGGAAGAACTCTCCCAGGCGCAGCTTGCCGGCGTTGCTCTGACGACCGACAAGGCCGACGCGGCGAAGCAGGCCTATGAGTTCTTCACCGACGAAATCGCCCTGCGCGGCAACTCGGACAAGAACTTCTTCGGCCTGCTGGACTATCCGGGCATCACGGCCGTTCTGGCCGCCCAGAACCAAGCCGGGACCTCGACCCAATGGCGCAACAAGTCGGCCGATGAAATCCTTCGGGACTTCAACGACAACCTGACTGCCGTCTGGGTCGCCTCCGGCATGACCGGGATGCCCGACACGGTCCTTCTTCCGCCCGAGGACTTCGCCTATCTGGCGACGACCCGCCTTCACCCACAAGGCGACGACACGATCCTCGACTGGATCGCGAAGAAGAACCTGGTCACGGCGCGCTCGCGCCAAGCGCTGACCATCGAGCCGGTTCGCGGTCTGGAAACGGCTGGTCAGGGCGGCTCGGGCCGGATGGTGATTTATCGGAAGGACCCCAAGGTCCTAAAGATGCACGTCCCCATGCGTCACCGCTTCCTCGACCCGATGCGGACTGGCCCGCTGATCTATGAGGTCCCCGGAATCTTCCGTCTGGGTGGCCTGGACGTGAAGCGCCCGGTCTATATCCGCTACGTCGACGGCATCTCCTGACGGCGTCTCCGGGTTCGCCTGGAGGAGATCGGAGGCCCCCGGTTGACGCCGGGGGCCTTTGTCATTCATGGTTCGGCCATACACCCCGAGAGGCCTTTGCCGAAAGGTGGGGAAAGTCATAGGGGCGGCGTTTCCGGGAAGGGCGCCGTCCGAGGTTAGAGAAGAACCCTTGCTCCCGGTCCCCGGCCCAGCCCGAGAAGGCCCCTCTGGAAACGGAGGGGCCTTTGTCGTATGAGGGGGACGCCCTGGGATTTGAGGCCCAGGGGACAAGGCGTCGAACGAAGGACCGGCCGGGCGGGTAAGGGGAGCCGAGAACCGCCGGGTTGGAGAAGTCGACAGAAGCCCGTCTGGCCCGCCGCTGGACGGGCTTTTTCGTGGCCGCTCGCCGCATCGTGCGTGATGCGCTATCGTCCCCGCTCCGAACCCCCTCGACGAAGGAGATCACCCGATGGGAAGGCGCGTATCAGTTACCAATCTGGCGCTTGGGCCGAGAGGCTGGCCTGAACTAGGCAAGAAGGACCCGACGACCCTCGCGCGCGGCCAGACCGAGACCTTGGAGGTCGCGGACAACGTCTTCCAGCTGCTCCAGAAGATGGCGATGGGCGATAAGCCCGAGGTCGAACTGGAGGACATGGGCGAGATCGCTCTTCCGACCGGATCGGACGCGCCGGCCCAGAATGGCGAGAGCCCCAAGACGCAGACCGTCGCGATCTCCGGCGAGGGCATCCAGGAAGCCGTCGACAAGGCTCTGGAGAGCATCAAGGCCGACCTGGAGAACCGCGAGGAGACCATCCAGCGCCAGGCCGAAGAGATCGATCGGTTGACCAAGGAAGCCGAGGCCCGCGAGGGAGACGACGAAACCAAGACCTACACGGTCGGCCCGTTCGTCGAGAAGGTCCTGAAGGCGTTCGACATCCAGAACTTCTCCGACGTCCAGCTGGTCCTTGACGCCATCGAGGCCGCCTTCGAGCCGTTCGCCAAGTTCGACCCGGACGGCGACCTGAAGCCGGGCGGCGCGGCCGGTGCTGAAACGACCGACCAGACCGGCGAAAACCAGTCCCAGCAGGCCCCCGGGGTCGGTGCTGACGGCGACCGGAAGGACCACTTCGACGACATGGACGATGCGGCCCTGCGGAAGTTCATCCTGGCCCAGACCGGGAAGGAACCCCATCCGAACGCCAAGCGCGAAACCCTCTTGAAGAAGGCCCGCGAGGCCGACACCGGCGAGGCAGTCTAACCCATGGCCTATTCCCCCCCGACCCCCGCCCAGATGAAGGCGCGCTTCCCGAAGTTCGCCGCCGTTGACGAATCCGTCCTCCAGCAGGGTCTCGACGAAGCCGCGCGCGTCGTCGACGAAAGCTGGCCCGAGGGTGACTTCGCCATGGGGCGGATGCTTTACGCGGCGCACGTCCTGACGCTGGACGGGATCGGGGCGGGAACCGAGGCCCAGCTGAACGCGGAAGGCGTGGGGAACTTCCAGTCGATCAAGCTGGGTTCCCTGTCGCTCTCCCAGTTCGACAAGAGCGATGCATCCCGGACCGGGAACGCCTTCCTCGACGGGCTGAACTCGACGACCTACGGCCAGCGGTTCCTCGCCATCGCGGCGCGCTTCGCGGGCGGTCCGCTGGTCACTGGCGGCGGCGCCGACGCTCTGACGAACCCGAACGCCCGAGACGTCCCCCGTCTGCCTGGTCTGGCGTCCGCCTGGCAGGGGAACGGCTGATGGGGCTCCTCGACGGCGGTCTCCAGCGCGTCGCCCTTGGGGCCTTCGGGGCCATCCTCCTGACGGGCAAGTTCCAGCGTCAGATCACCGCCCAGACCCGCGACGACCGGGGGCGGATCATCCAGGGCCAGCGACCGCCCGCCCTGGACTGCAAGGCGTTCTATGAGACCGTGACCGACCGGATGCGGTCGAACGGCTATGGGAACCGCGACGTTCAGATCGTCATGTTGCAGCTGACGCCAACCGGCGAGCCCATCCCGGAGCCGGTCGAGGGCGACGTCTGCAACTTGCGGGGCCAGACCCATAGGGTCGCGGCTCCCATCGCCCAAGACCCCGCGATGGCCGCCTGGACCTTCCGGGGGACGCCCATCGAGGCCGAGATCGTCCCTCCCGCGCCGGAACAGCCCGAGGAACCCTGATGGCGAAGATCACCGGCGCGAAGGCCCATAGCGATCTCTTGGGCCGCCTGACCAGCCGGGAGATGGAAGACGAAATCTTCAAGGCTCTGTTCGCGGCTGGGAACCGGATCGAGATCGCGGCCGAACTCTCGATCACGTCCGGGTCGGTCTCGGGTAAGAACCACGTCCCCAGCGCGCCCGGAGAGCCCCCCAACGCGGACACCCGGCTTCTGGATACCAGCATCGAAACGACCGGCGACCGCAAGAACATGAAGGTCAAGGTGACGTCGAATGCGCCCTATTCGGCGGCGCTCGAACTGGGAACCTCGAAGATGGCCGCGCGCCCATTCATGGGACCGGCCGCCCGGAAGGAGCGTAGCGCCGCGACCGAACTCGTGAGAAAAGCAGTCGCGCGCGTAGCAAGAAAAGGAGCGCAGACGTGACCAAATGGGCCAAAATCCTGAAGAACCACACCGTTACCCTGAAGCGGTCGAAGGCGGGAAAGCCGATGTCGGAGGCGGACTTCGTCGCCAGCGATGAACCCGTCCCGGTGACGACCGACCAGCTGAAGCAACTTCTCGAAGCCAATGCGGCCGAGGAAGTCCCGGCGCCGGCCGACAAGGGGACCGACAAGTCCGGTCAGGTCGTCGACCGCAAGCCCGCCGAAGCCCCGGCTGGCGACACGAAGACGAAGGGCTGATCCATGGCCGAGACCGACCACGGTCTCGCGCTGCGGGGCGGGGTCATCGCGAGGCTTCTCGCTGATCCCGCCAACGCCGCCCGGGTCGCAGACCGCGTCTATGGGAAGACGTCCCCGAGCCCGATCCCCGGCTGGCCCTTCCAGCGGGTCGAGATCGACGACGCCGTCGCGGACGAAGATTCCTGCTCCATCGGGGAAGAGCGGACCTTCTTCGTTAACGAGTTCGTCAAGCCGACCGATGCACTCCCCGACGCGGAAGCCGAGGCCTTCAAGGCGGTGAAACGGATCAAGAAGGCGCTGTCGCGAACCGCCTTGGAACTCCAGCTGGAGCCCGGCGAGGAGGGTCCGGTTCCCGAGGTTGTGGAACTCTTCGCGACGAATAGCATCGTCCGCATCGACGACGACGAACCGGGCGCTTATCATGCGCGGGTCGAGTTCTCCGCGCGGACGGCCGAAGAGGCCTGAAACCAGGGGGACTTCGAGGCGATCCGGCAATCCCGCCGGCTTTTACTTTGGAGACCCCTAAGCCCCATGGCAACGCAGGACACTACCAAGTTCCAGGACATCTCGCTCCTCTTCGGCGGCGGCGAGACCCCGACGGAACTCTTCACATCCATGTGCGGGATCACGTCCTATAACTGGACGACCGCGACCAACGAAACGACCGAAGACCTCCCGGACTGCGAGGACGACGACAAGCCCGGGTATATCAGCCCGACCGTGACGGCCGTCGGTGACACCCTCCAGATTCAGGGTTACGTCGACAAGGACCAGAAGGCCAAGATCGATCCTTGGATTCGGGGCGGCCTGACGAAGAACATCCGCATCGTCGACCTCAAGGAAGGCGTTCGGATCACTGGCCCGGCCGTCTGCACGAACCGCGAGAAGTCCTGGGAACGTCGCCAGTCTGGCCGCTTCAACATCACGATCAAGTTCACGGCCTCGCCGGTCGAGACCCCGATCCCCTGATGTCGGAAGCAACCTTTCACCCCCGCGAGATCACCCTTCCCTTTGGGGATGGGTTTTACACGTTCGCCCTGCCGGCGGTTCAACTTGCGAGCCTCCAGGAGGCGCGGGGGTGGAAGGTTGTCTGGCCCGATGGGGCCGTCGGCCACAAGCGGAAGCCGTTCGGCCTTATCTGGCGCGAAGTCGCGTCCGGCGAATATGACGCCGGCGACCTTCGGGAGATCGTCCGGCTGGGCCTGATCGGCGGCGGCCGTGGGGTCATCGGCCCGAAGAACTCCCGGACGGAGGTCAAGGTCGAGGCAGTCATCGCCTTGGACCTGGTCGAGGAATATTTCGACCCCATGACGACCGACGATCAATGGAAGCTGGCCTATGCGATCATCGGCGCGGTCTGCGTAGGCTTCACTCCCCCGAAGACGGATGACGACGGCGCCAAGGGGGAGGATGGGGACCCGGGAAACGCCCCAAGGGCGACGGCGGAATAGACCTCGAACGGATCATCGGGGACGGGATCACTTGCGGCCTGACGGTCGAGGAATCCAAGCGTCTCTCGCTGTGGGAACATGGCGCGATGGTCTGGGAGTTCAACCGGCGCCAGCCCAAGCCCCCGAAGACCGAAAAAGACGGCCTGATGCCGGATGACGGCGCCCCCCCTCCGACGGTCGAAGAACGCAGCGCGGCCCGCCGCCGGTTCCGAAGCGTCGCTCTCGAAGACGAAAGGTTCTAAGCCCCCATGTCGGACGCGGTCGTTAACAAGGTCATCGTCGAACTGACGGCCCGTCTGGGCCAATACAACGCGGACGTTCGGTCCTCGAAGGCCCTCTTCGACCGCTCGGTCGGAGGCATGGCCCAGACGGCCGAGAACGCAGAGCGCCGCATCCGGGCGTCCAGCGCGGGGATCAAGACGGCTCTGCTGGGAGCGACGTCCGCCCTTGCGGCGGGCTTCACCGCGAAAAGCGTTACCGACCTGGCGGACAGCTACACGCGGTTCACCAACCAGCTAAAAATCGCCGGCCTCGAAGGGTCCGCCCTATCGGGCGTCCAGGAAGACCTCTTCCGCTCGGCCCAGAAATACGGCGTCGAACTGGAGAGCCTGGGGGTTCTCTATGGCCGCGTCGCCCAAGCCGGGAAGGAACTCGGGGCGACCCAAGAGGACCTTCTGAAGTTCACCGACGGGGTCGCGGCGGCGATCAAGGTGCAAGGGTCGTCGACCGAGGCCGCGAAAGGCGCCTTGCTCCAGCTGTCTCAAGCGCTGGGCGGCGCCGTCGTCCGGGCGGAGGAATACAACTCGATTAACGAGGGCGCTCGGCCGATCCTTCAGGCGGTCGCGGACGGCTCCGACCGCTTCAAGGGCTCGGTCAACGCCCTGCGGAACGCCGTCATTGACGGGAAGGTCTCTTCGCAGGAGTTCTATCAGGCCTTCCTAAAGGGCTCGGACCAGCTGGAAGCCAAGGCCGGCAAGGCGAACCTGACCATCGCGGTCAGCCTCCAGACCTTGAACAACGCCCTGGGGGTCTATGTCGGCCAGACCGACGCCAGCCTCTCCGCGACCCAGCGCATCTCCGCCGCTATCGAGGCGCTGGCGAACAACCTCGACACCATCGTTCCGGCGCTTACCGTTCTTGTCGGCCTGATCGGGGTTCGATACGTCGGCTCTATGGTCGCCGCCACGGTCGCGACCGTCGGGAAGGCGCGCGCCGATCTTCTCGCGGCCCAGAACGCCGCCGCCTATACGGTCGCGCTCAACGCCCAGGCCGCCGCGAACGCTCGCCTCACGGCCCTGACGCTGCCGGCGACGGCCGCCCTGAACTATCAGGCCGCGACCAGCCTCTCGGCCGCCACGGCGGCGCGCGGGCTCGGCTCCGGCCTGCTGGCCCTGGCGGGAGGTCCCATCGGGGTTACGGTCCTGGCGGTCGCCGCGCTGGCGGCCGGCATGGTCTATCTAAACAGCAAATATTCCGAGGCGGCGATCCTCCAGCGGGAACTCGGGAACTCCGCGACTGCGACCGGAAACGCGCTGGACGAATACGAAAAGGCCGCCCGCAACGCCGCGAACGCCACGGCGGAGAATGCATCCCAGGCCATCGCGAACGCCAACGCGATGCGGATCGAGGCCCAAGAGGCCGTCCGGGCCGCCATGGCCCTGCGGGAGCGCACGGCCGCTCTGGCGAACCAGCGGGCGGCCGAGGCTCGCGAGGCGGATCGCCAAGCCTCCGGCGGTGGCGTCGGGACGCCCTATCCGGGCCTGCTGGCGGGCCAGTCGATCCGCGCGGACCGTCGCGCCGCTGACGCCGAACAGGCCGCCCTTAAGGCGGTTGAGCAAGAACAGGCCGCCTTGGAGCGGCTGGCGGCGATCCAGCAGGGCCTTGCGGACGGCTCCTATCGGAACGCCCCGACCATCGCGCCGGTCGCGGCCAAGACCCCGAAGGGGCGCCAAGGCAAGTCGGCCGAGGAGATCGAGAACGAACGGCTTCGCATCGAGCGTCGCTTCGCGGACGACCTACGGGACGCCAACCGGCAAGTTCTCGACGCCCGAGCGGCCCAGGCGCGCGCCGAAAGCGACATCCTGGCGAACGACATTCGCCGCATCCGCCAGAGCCGCGACGACGCCATCGCGGAAGCCGAGGAGCGCGGCCCCAAGGGGTCGAAGGAATACACCCAGGCGCGCGTCGACCAGCTGACGGCGCTCTATCGGGCGACCGCCGGGATCGACGAACAGACGGCCATCCAGGCCAGCGCGAACCGCGTCCTCGCGGGATGGCTCCAGGTCCAAGAGAGCCGCTTCGAAAACCAGCGGGACGGGCTGACGGCCGACCGCGATCTCGCCCAGACGTCGGCCGCCCGCGCCGAACTGGATCGCCAGCTTCTCGCCTTGGCCCAGCAGCAAGAGCGCGCCCAGCTGGAGGGCGTTCTGGCGTCCCAGGAATCCTCCGAGGCGGAGCAACAGATCGCCCGCGAGCGCCTGGCCTTCCTGCCGCGCCTTCAGGCCGCCCAGGCCGAGGCCCTTCGGCGCCAGAACCTTACGCCTCTGGAACGCCTCGGGGAGACCGAGCGCCGCAACCAGACGAACGACCCCCAGCAGCGCCGGGAGATCGTCGAGAACATCGCGGCCTCCGAACTGGACGGTCTGGCGTCATCGCTGGCCCGCGCCAGCCTGGAGGCCGAAGGGTTCGGGGACGCCCTGCTCCAGACCGGGAAGAGCGTCGTCGAGGGGGTTCTGGCCGAGGTCTATCAGTCGATCATCGTCGCCCCGCTGGCCGACCTGATGCGTCAGGGCCTCGACAGCCTCTTCGGAACGGCCGCGACCAGCGCCAAGACCAACGCGGACGCCCAGGCGGCCATCTCCTCGACGGCGCTCTCGACGTCCGCCACGGCGGCCTCGACCTCGCTCGCCACGCTGACCACGGCGGCGGCGGTCCTCCAGCAGGCCATGCTCCAAGCGGCTGCGGCGGCCGCCAGCCAAAGCGGATCGGACCTGATCTCGACCATCGGGTCCGCCATCGGGTCCGGCGGCGCGCGCGCCATCGGGGGCAACGTATCCCAGAACCTCCCGGTGCTGGTCGGGGAGAACAGGCCCGAAGTCTTCTGGCCCAGCGGCTCGGGGGTGATCTCGCCCTATATGCCGCAAGTCGAGACCCGCTCGACGCGCCCGGCCGCCGGAGGGAACGTCCAGATCGTCAACAACACCGGCGTTCCGGCCGTCCCGGTGGTCGAGCGCGACGACCAAACCGGGGACCAGAAGATTACGCTGGAGCCCATCGGAAACCAGATGATCGAAGGCGCCGGTCGCTCTGGTAAGCTGAAGCGGGCCTTGATGAAGTCGCCCCAGCCGAAGAAGAGGGCCTGATCCATGGCGAATGAACTGTTGAACGCGACGTTCCTCGATGACGTAAACGACTGGAGCGGCCCGAACCTGGCGGTCGCCTCGACGGGGATCGGCGGCCGGGGCCGATTGGTTCTGACGTCGACGGGAACCGTCCGGTCGACTCCCCGTCCGCTGAACGGCCGGACGGGCGTCTGGGGGGTTGTGCGCTTCCTTGGGGTGGGGGCGGGCGTTCGCTTCCTCGACGCCGGTGGCGGAACCGTTCAGGACGTCGCCCTCCCGACTGAACGTCAGGCGACAAGTCAGGCATCGCGCGGCCGCGTCGGGGGCTTCAAGCTGGCGAAGGGATACGTCGCGGCCCCGGGTGGCGCGACCCAGTTCGCCCTCTATGTGACCGGCCCGGACGCCCGCCTGACCAAGCCCTATGCGAGCGCGGACGGCCTGAAGCCCTGTATCTGGCAATCCGGCCCCCACACGAACCTCGATCTCAACTATCCGTCCTGGCCCGCCCATCTTCCGGCCATCATGGACGAAGGCCTCCAGTTCGACCCGATCCCGACCCGCAAGGGCTTCTCGGGCGACGCTGGCGTCGAGGCGACCCGCCGGATCACGCGCTCGCGCCGTTACCAGATGTCCGCCCAGGTCGACCTCACGACGGCCCAGCGGGACGACCTGATGGACTTCTTCGACGAAGACCCGGGCAAGTTCTGGTTCACCCGGCCGGACACCCGCGAGGTCTGTCTGGCCCAATGGATGGCCGACGGAGAGCCGGTTGACGCGGGCCAGCTGCCCGGGCGACGTAGGACCCAGTTCAAACTTCAGCTGATGGTCCCCTGATGGCGCGCGACTTCTCCCCCGAGGCTATCGAGCAAATCTATTCCGAGGACGGCCCGGCTACGGCCCTGCTGATCACCTTGGATAGCCCGAACTTGGAAGACCCGATCCGCGCGTCCAGCGACCCGGACGGGACGACAAGCCGAGGCCTGGAGTTCCAGCACTTCCCATTCTCCTTCGTGTTCGGCGGCGCCGGGCAGGATGAACCCTCCCGGGGGGCGAAGCTGGAGATCGCCAACACGGACGCGCGGATCATGCGGGCCGTCCGCTCGCTCCCGGCGGGCGCCCAGGTCAGCGCGTCGGCCGAACTGGTCCTGATAGACGACCCGGACGAAGTCGAGATGGCCGTCGTCGGCGCCCGGGTTGGCGATGTCGAGAGCGACGACCCCAAGGTGACGGCGAACATCGAACCCCGCGCCTTCGACACCGAGCCGGCGAACCAGGCCCGCTATATCGGCGCGCGCGTTCCCGGCCTGATGTGACCCCCTACCAGAGAGCGGGCCAGCTGGTCGGGACGCCCTACCAGCTGAACGGCGCCACGCTGGACGGCTGGGACTGCCTGGCCTGCGCCCGCCACGTCCGGGCGCTCTTCGACCGCCCATGGCACAGCGACGGCGTCGAGTATGGGGCCGAGGAAGCCGTCTCCGCTTGCGCCAGGGCCGAGAAGATCGCAGCCCGCTTGTCAGACTGGACCCTTCTCGGGAATCGCCTTGCGGATATGCGGCCGGGCGCGGTCCTGCTATTTCATTACTTCGGTTCCGCGTCACACGTCGGGGTCGCGCTCTCGCCTCGGGACTTCATCCATTGTTCGGGAGGGGTCGGGACCGTGATCGTCGACTTCGACCGCGAACCACAATGGGAACGAAGGCTCCGAGGCGTTTATGACTGATCAGCATCTCCCCCAGGTCATCCTCTCGCCGGAGCCCTTCACGCCCCGGGCGGAGGTCCTGGAGGTCCCCGCGCTGGGCCAGAAGGTTTCCGACCTGGTCGCGGCCGCCATCCGTCAGGGCAAGCTTGCGGACGACGCGGACACCATCCGTCGCCTTCGGGTTCATGTGGACGGCGTCCCGCTCCCCGCCGATACGCGGGAGGAGCGCTTGGCGGCGATGCGCTACGTCCCCAAACCGGGCGAGATCGTGAACCTGGTCGTCGTCGTCCAGAACGGCGGCGGCGGGGGCGGCGACAAGGTTCTCCAGACGGTCCTCACGCTGGCCGTCGTGGCGCTCTCCATCTGGACCGGCGGGGCCGGTGGTCCTTTGGCGGCCGCCGCCCCTTGGGTTAGGGCCGCCGCCTCTGCGGCCGTCGCCGTCGGGGGTCAGATGGCCGTGAGCGCCATCTTCGCCCCGGATAACGACAAACTGGCCGAGGCGAACAGCAGCGGCGCCCTTCAGGACGGCTCCAACTCCTATCGGCCGCGCGCCCCGATGCCGCTCTGCCTGGGGTTCCGTCGCTGGGCCTTCGACCTCGCGGCCCCGCCATACACGCAACTAATCGGGGACGACGTCTATCTGAACATCGCGCTCGCCCCGCACTACGGGCGCTGCTGGGTCGGGAACCTGAAGATCGGGGAGACCCGTCTGGAGGACTATCCGGCCGGCGAGATCGCGGTCGAGACCTTCTTGGAGCCAGGCGTCCCGCGCCAGTCTAGCCTTTACCCGAACCGCGTCGTTCAGGAGAACTTCCAGGACAAACTCGACAAGGGCGGCGACTGGGAGGTTCACACGACGGCCATCGAGGCCGACCGGGGCGAGGTCGACATCGGCCTTCCCAATGGTCTGCGATGGGCCAAGTCGTCGGGGAAGATCGTTCCCCAAGAGGTCCAAGGCCGGATCGAGGTCCAGCTGGTCGGGGGCGGCGGATGGGTCGCGGCCCAGATCGGCCAGTTCTACAACAAGAACGGCGTCGCTCTGCCGGCCGGCGAGTTCTACATCAGCGGAAAGACGAAGGACCCGATCCGCCGAACCTTCGGCTTCGACTTCGCCCAAAAGGGCCAATACAACGTCCGGGTTCGGGTCTGGAACCCCGATAGCGGCGAGCCCGAGGACGAACTGACCGACACGTCCTATTGGACGGCCCTGCGGACCATCGAGAACCAGCTTCCGGTCGTCGACCAGACGCTCTCGGTGATCTTCCTGCGGATCAAGTCCTCGGACGACCTGAACGGCAACCTCCCGCTGATCACTGGGGAGTGCGAGCCCATCGTCCCGATCTATAGCGGCGGGAACTGGGATACGGAGGCGCGGACCTCGAACGCGGCTGCCCTGCTCCGCTGGGTCCTGATGGGCGAACCGGCCGCGCGGCCGCTGGTCGGCCTGGACTTCCACTCCAGCTGCGAGGCGACCTATCAGCTGATCGAGGCGAACCCGACTTGGAAGGGCTCCCTTCTGGTCACAGACGACAAGTCCCAGCAGGACGTCATGGTCGGCCTCGGGAAGATGGGCCGGTTCTCGACCTTCTGGAACGGCTCGCGCCTTTGCTTCGTCCCCGACTGGGTCCGCGAGGCGCCGCGCCAGGTCTTCAGCGGCCGCAACGCCAGCGGCTATCGCTACCGCCGGACCTTCCCGGAGCCCATCCATGCGGTCTTCGTCCAGTTCCTCAACATCGACGGCGGCTCGGTCGATGATGAACTCTACGTCTATGCGGACGGCTACAACGCGGACAACGCGACGCTGATCGAGACCTTGGACTTGGACTTCGGCTGCTCGGCCGAGCGGGCCTTCCAAGAGGGCCGGGTCTATATGGCGAAGCGGCTCCTTCAGGTCGAGATGCACGAATGGACCGCCGGCGCCGAGGCCATCGCGACGACCTACGGGGACCGCGTCCTGGTCCGCCATCCGGCGACCCTCTATGGGCTGGCCGACGGCCGGGTGGTGAACCGCACCTTCGCGGGCGCGCTGGTCTCGGGCTTCCGCCTCGATGAAGATGTCGAGATGGAGGCCGGGAAGACCTATGGGGTCGACGTCCGGCTGGCCGATGGCGTCATCCGATCGATCCCTATTCTGAACGTCCCCGGGCGGACCAACGTCCTGAGGTTCGCCGCGCCGCGCGCCGTCGAGGTCTCGCCATCCCGGGGCGATCTAGTCGTCTTCGGGGAGACGGGGGTCATCTCGGAAGATCTAGAAATCGTCGACGTCGAGCCTCAAGACGACATGACGGTTACGTTCCGAGGCATCCCCTACATCGCGGACGCCATCGCGGGGGCGATCAATAACCCGATCCCGCCCTTGCCTTCGGTCATCACCGAGCGCGAGGCCGCGCCGAGGCCCATCGTGACCCGCCCGGACTTCGCGGAACCCTCCGGTCTGAACGCCCAGGTCTCGGTCGGCCCTTGGACGGGCGTTCCCATCTCCGGCTTCGTCGCTCGCTTCCGCGTGACGACGGTCGACCTGGAGGAGGGCGTATCGACGACGCCCTGGCAGAACCTCGACCCGGTCCCGGTTGGCGGCGGGATCATCAGGACGCCCGCGATCAGCGGCGCCGCCCATCCGCCGGCCGACGGGCAACAGGTCACGATTGACCTGGAGGTCAGGACGATTCTTCGGAACGGCGACAGCAGCTTGCCGACGCTGGTCGGCGCCATCCCGGTTCTTGCCGACATCCCGACGCCGGCCTCCTTCATGGCGCTGGGCGTCACCCGGACGTCCGCCACTGACGGTTCTTCGTTCGGCGCCATCGAGGTCTCGGCCGCGCCCATCTCGACCGGCGACATCCAGACGCTCGAAGTCGAAGTCCAGCCTGCCAGCGGGGGCGAATGGGTCACTCCGACGGGCGGCCTGATCTCGGCCCGACGCGCCCAAGGGGACCTCATGGGCCTGGCCTCCGGTCCTCCGGGGTTCAATGTCCGCGCCCGCTGGATCAGGTCGGACAACTGGCCGGGGCCTTGGGCTGTCCAAGAAGAGGTCGCCATCCCGGGCGGTTCGAACGTCTCCAGCGACACCGGCGCCGTGAACGGCATCCCGGCCTCGACCCTGACGGATCGCCTGTTGTCGGTCGAGGCGATCTCCGCGCTGAACGCCCAAGCGGTCCAAGACCTAGAAGACATCTATGGGGACACGGTTAGCGCGGCCCAGTCGGCCCTAGAGGCCGGGCAAGCGGCGAACCTCGCGGTCCTTAAGGCCGGAGAGGCCGGGGACGCGGCTTCGGCCTCGAACGTATCGGCCGGCATCGCCTCGACCAAGGCGGACGAAGCGGGTCAAAGCGCCATCGCGGCCAATGCGTCGAAACTGGCTGCTCAAGTCGCGGCCGATAGCGCCGGGAACTCCGCCGGGGCCGCCGTGACCAGCGCGTCCCAAGCGCTCGCCTACCGGGACCAGGCGGGCGACTTCGCAAGTGCGTCCAGCGGCTCCGCGACTGCCGCCAATACGTCGGCCGGGCAGGCCCAGACCTTCGCCTCCCAGGCCTCGACCTCGGCCGGGAACGCCAACACGGCGGCGATCAGCGCGGGCGTCAGCGCCACATCGGCGCAATCGGTTGCCAATCGCTTGATGCCGGATCGGCCCGAACGACCCGCCGACTTTTACGACGCAAACTTGGGCGCCCAGCTTCCAGAAAACGCACCGGCTTTGACGGCCGGGACGAACGTCGCGACGACAGACCAGGGGACCGTCCGTCGCTTCACCGGGTCTATCCCCGTCGCTTCACGCGGCTGGAGGAAGCTGGAGGCCGGTCGAACATATCGATACACGGCCGTCTCGCGCGTTGTGTCCCCCGGCTCCGATAACGTCATGCGGAACGGGTTTATCGTTTACAACTCTTCGGCCGTGATCGTCGGCTATTGGTTCGACTTCCCTAGCCGAACGGCGGCTGGCGGTTGGATCACAGACGCAAAGTCCGTCACGACTGAGGCGCTTGCATCGGCCTATTCCGGCGCGGCCTATATTCGCCCCTGTTTCCACGGCGGGGTTAACCAGGGTGGCGGAGATTCCGGGGCAACGTGGGACCTAGCCGTTCTCCGATGCGAGGATGTAACCGAAAGCGCCTCGGCCGCCGCCTCGGCCGCCGCCGCCTTGACTTCGGCCGCCAGCGCCAGTTCCTCGGCCGCCGCCGCGTCGATCAGCGCCAACCTTGCCGCGCGCGTCGGGGTTCAAAATGAGTTCTGGAACGCCGACTTTGCACAAGGCAACAAGGGTCTCGATTACGGCTGGGACGGCGGCACCGGAGTCCAACCGGATCGCGGATTTTATCAAAACTTCGCGTTCATCAAAAAGAACGGTTCCTGCCAAGCTGACGGCCTCGCCGGGTCCTGGCACATGGAGGGAGGCCCGACGCCAAGGTCTGCTGTTGCGTTCGGTTTCAAGACATGGCGGGTCTATCAAGGCGAGCGGCTGGGCTTCGCGGCCGAGTTCCTGGATGAGGCTATCTTCGGCGGCTTCCAGCCGGTCGAGGGGCATATCTCATTCCACTTCTTCGACCTGAACGGTAATTATGTTCAGGACCTCGGGGCCGAGGTCTATACGGCGCGAAACACCGGATGGCACCGCCGCGAGAAGATCGAAACCGCGCCGGGGGACGGTTATCTCGGGGTTGAAATCTATATCTACGGGACCGGCGGCGCGGCTTCAAACTTCGCCCTGTGGCTTCGCAAGCCTATGTTTGCCCGTCTTCGTCCCGATGCGACGGTCGTTCCAGATTGGGTTGCTCCAGCCGGCGGGGGCCAGGCGTCGGAACTTTCGGCCCAACTTAGTGTCACGGCGGCTGTTGCGGCTGATGCTCAAACCCGCCTGTCATCGGCGCGGTTCGAGGTCATCGCGGCGGCCGGGTCCGACCCGGCGCAACTGCTGATCCGAGCCGACCAGTCGGGGTCGCTTGCCGCTCTGGTCGCGTCGGAGATCGCCTTCTCGAACGTCGTCGGGGGCCAGATCATCCGCGTGATGCGTATCCAGAACGGTATCGTCTTCATCACCGGGAAACTGGTCATCGGGAACCCGACTGGAGCCCGACTGGAGATCGACGGCCCGAACCAGAGGATCGACATTTATAACGAGGCTGGGACCCTCAAGATGCGGATCGGAAAGCTGAACTGATGGCCGACTGGGGAGCCCAGACCTGGGACGACTTCAGTCGGGAGACCATGGGACCGAATATTCGGGCCGGTCTCTTTAAGGGGTCGTTTACGGTGGCCGGCGGACAGGGGACGGGGTTTTTCCAGGACGCCTCTATCGCCGGCCGTTCAATCTTCTATCTGGTCCAGGTGAGCGGCGGCGCGGACTTCTACGACCGGCCGTCGATCATCTTCAACGCCTCGACGGCCCGGTGGGACTGGCAAGGTCCGGTCGCCTTGGGCTTCACCGTTTTCTATGGAGCCCGCTAGATGGCCGACTTCGGCGTCCAGCTTTTCGGCAACGCCGGAAACCCCCAGGTCAACAACACCGGATCGGTGACGGCTGCTTTCCTCGCCAAGGGGTCAAAGACGCTCAACCAGCGCCAGTCGTCCTCGACGGCGCCGTCCTATAATAACATCTGGCGAGCCAGTTCAGACCCTTTCGTCACGGTCCCCGGCGCGCGCTTCTACGCCTTCAGGGCAAGATACAATGATCGCCCCGTCGGGGTCTGGGACGAAATCGGCGGCGAGACGCGGTCGGTCGAGTTCGTGGCATCTGGCTTGAACGACGGAACCCTCCCGATTGTGGATTGGTGGGCGTTCGGTCGACCGGCCGGCAACCCCGAAACCTATGGCGCCTGGGCGAAGAACGACGACGGCTTGATGTCCTGGTCCAGCGCCGGCCGGCCGATGAAAATCGAGGCGTTCATCAATGACGGCAACCTGGCGCGCGTCGATGCCGGGCGGGCGGGCGACTGGGCGGTTTGTGTCGGTCGTCCGTTTGGCGCGGTCCAGTCCGGTTCGGAGACGTCTGTCAGCGGCGCTTGGCGATGGCTGGAGGCTCGGGCCATGTGGGGGGCGCCGGATTCGACCGGGTTCGGACAACCCTCTCGCATCGCCGCGCTTCAGAAGGACGGGAACAGTTATCCGACGGGCTGGCGCCTCCAGGACATGAAGGCGACGATCCTTCTGGTCGACGTCTCGGGCCTTTGACGGCCGATGCGCCTTCGGCCATACCGTCATCACCGGGTTACGCCAGACCCGAGGGAGATCACACAATGTCAAATATCCGCCTGACGAAGGCCGACGGCGAGGTCCTGAACCTCCCGGCCGGATCGATAACCGCCATCATGGCGGCGACCTACCTCAAGAAGGGCGAGGACGACCAAAAGGCCCTCTCGCTGATCGTGACCAGCTTCAGGGGCGCGACGTCCTTCCTGCTCGCAATGACCTCGCGCGAAGTTCGGGCCGTCATGGAGTCCAACCTGGATCACGCGCCGAAGATCAGGCTTAAGAAGGCCGCCCCTCGCCCCGAATGGATCACGCTCCAGAGCGGCGGCGACCTGTCGTTTATCGCGGACGGCTCCCCGACGGGCTATGAAACAAGCGTCCTGAAGGACTTCGACGGAACCCCCCGCATCCTTCGGGTCTATTTCCGTCGCCACGACGGCCAGGAAATATCCGTTGACGTCGATCCGACCGACGCGAACATGGACGCGGTCGACAAATCCATCGCGAAAGGGAGCAACTGATGGCCGACAAAGACGACATCGAGGTCATGCGGGCGAAGGTCGCCAAGGCTGACGCGGAGGCGGCCGCCAAGGCCAAGGAAGCCAATCTGGCGCTTCTGAAGCCCTTCGTCGACGCGGGCATCGGCGGCGACGCCCTGCCGGAGATCGCGAAGCTGTTCCGCGACAACGCCCAGACGCTCGGAACCTTCGAGCCGCATCTTCAATCCATGGCCCTGACGGGCGCGGACTTGCTGATGACCATGAACGACAAGGTCCGGTCGCTGATCGCCTTGAACAGCCCGCCGCCTGAAGCCTGAAGCGCTTCAGTATCCCGAAAGCCCCCGTCTCCCCGGCGGGGGTTTTTTCTTGCCTGCGACCGGGTCGCACGTCACTTTCCGCGCGCCCGCCGATCCGGGCGGGGGAACAAGAGGACATCATGGAAGACGAACTCAACAAGGCCGCCGATCACGTCGCGGCCATCCGTGAGGGCCTGAACGCGATCAAGGCACACGCCCAGGCGAACGGCGACCAGACGCTTCTCGACCTGGAGGCCGACCTTCATCAGAAGTGCGAGGCCGCGCGCGCGGACTATCTGGAGGCCCGAAACGCCGGCGCCGACGTCGCCGCGTCGTTCTCGGGCGGCGAAGAGAAGCCCGCCAGCGACCAGCCGAGCGCCGGCTGATGCCTTGGGTCGCGATCAGCTTCCTAGTCGCGGCCCTGGTGGTGGTGGCGCTGTCCTTTCTGACGAAGGGGCGGCGCCATCCGTCCTTCCGCATGGCCCTGATGCTTCTCGGCTTCTGGGGCTTGGCGAACATGACCGACCCATGGTTGGACCCTTGGGTCGACGCGGCGGGCTTTTATGCGGCCCTGCTGGTCCGAATGGATCATCGCGGCCGCTGGGTCGAAATCCTCGGGCTCGCGTTCTTCCTGCAACTGATCACCCACATGACGTTCTTCGACCTCCCGAGGTCGCGCCAGATCATCCTCAACGTGCTATTCGCGGTTGAACTGTTCGCCGTGGCCCTTCCCGGGATGATCGATGTTCTGGAATCTCCTCTCCGCCGCCTTGGCGTTCAGCTGGGTAATCCCCGGGCTCTGGGTCTTCCTCGCCATCCGCAAGGCTGAACGGAAGAAGCCCGGCGCGCGCAGACGGCGTTGATTGGGTTGTGCATCTTCTCGATGATGGCGATATAGGGGCGTCGGGGCTTCGCCCGTCGTGGGGAAGTTTCCATGCTCGGGATTTTGGCGCTGTTCGGATGGGGGGCGGCCGGCTCTTTCATCTACGCGGCCAACGCCCTGATCCTCGGACTGTGGAATGACGCCTCGACGAAACCGCAACGGATTCGCGCGGTGGTCGAGTTCATCGTGGCGCTGACGACCGGCGGGATCGCGGCCGCCGGCATCACCCGGCCGCTGGTCGGAGTTCTCGACGCTGGCGTGAATGTGAACGGCGTCAACTTCCGGCTAGAGCCCGACCAGATCGCCGTCGCATTGACCGTGGGGTGGGTCTCGAACTATCTCTTGCCGCGATTGTTGAAGAAGATCGGTGATCGAGTGGACACCTTGGGAAACGAGAAGAGCGCATGATGGCCTTCGGATACATCCTGGGAGGACTGATCCTGACCTCCGCCGCCGCCCTTGGGCTGATCGAGATCGCCTTGGGTCCGAATAGCGGCCGGTTCCCCTGCGTATCGAAGAAACTCATTTGGGCCGCCCGCGTCCTGACGACGATCCTTGCGGGCCATGGCTTCTTCACGCTCCGGGCGGCCCAACTGGACGCCATCCCCATGATGCCGCTGGACCAAGTCATCGGCCGACTGGCGAGCGCGGGCGCCTTGGCCTTCTTCCTGACCTTCCTTCTGTCGGCCATCATGTCCCTGCGGCTGGACGAAGGCCTCTGGCGCCGCCTCCAGGCCCGGGTCGAACGGGCCAAACGGTTGTCCAAAGCCGGACCCCAAGGGACCGTCCTCGCGAAACTGGCCGCCGATGGCCTTCTGGTCGCCGCTCCCTTAGAGGGACCCGAGGTCGTTCTGGACGCAGCCCAGACCCTCCGCTCGCTCCCCTAGACGGATGCATCGCGCCATGCGACCTTCCCGGCCATGACGCCCCGCGACCACAACAGCGAGATTGGCCTTCTGGCCGCGATAGCCGTCGGGGTGATCGCCCTGATGGGGATCGGTCACTTCACCCAGACGACCGAGAAGCCTTTCGACCCCTCGGCCTATCTGGTCGTTCTGACGCTGATCGTCGGCGCCATCAAGGAACGCTGGACCCAGCGCTCGGTCGACCGCTTGGGCGATCAGATGGGCCAGACCGCAACGCAAACGGCCGCTACTTCGGCCGCCCTCGCCCAGACCGTCGCAGCCTCCGGCCCCATGACGACGGCGCCAACCCCGGGGCCGGACGGAGCCTCCGATGGACCTTCTCGAACTTCAGACCCGACTTAAGAACTCCGGCCGCGACCCTGGCCCGCTGGATGGCCTCTGGGGCGCCCGAACCCGCGCCGCTATCCTGACGGCCCTTGAAGACGGCCCGGACACGAAGCTGACGTCGGCCGACCTCGCGGCCGCCGCTGGTCGGCTCGGGATCGACGTCCCCTCGATGATCGCCGTCGACCAGGTCGAGGCGAACGGGGCGGGCTTCCAGAATGGGTTCCCCAAAATCCTCCCGGAGCCGCATCGGTTCTCGAAGGCGACGAAGGGCCGGTTCGACAAGACCCATCCGGCGATCTCCTATCCGGTCTGGGGTTCGCGCCCGTATCCCAAAACCCAAGAGGGCCGATACGATGTCCTCATTCAGATGGTCCGCCTCGACGTCGACGCGGGCTTCGGTTCGGCCAGCTACGGTCGGTTCCAGATCATGGGCGAGAACCATCGGATGTGCGGCTATGGCTCGGCCTTCGAGTTCGCGGTCGCCATGGCGCGCGACGAAGCGACCCAGCTTCAGGCGTTCGAACGCTTCCTGATCGCGAAGGGTCTCCAAGCGCCTCTCGCCCGCCATGACTGGGCGACGTTCGCGCGCGGCTACAACGGCACCGGCTACAAGAAGAACGCCTATGACGTGAAGCTGGCGGCGGCCTATCGCGCGGCGGGCGGCCGATGATCGCCGCCCTGCTGGCCCTCTCTCCGGCGAGGCGCCTCGCGGCGGCCCTCGGGGGGAGCGCGGTCCTGATCGCCGCCGGTGCGGCCGGGACCATCGCTTGGGAGCATCTGTCGCCTTGGGGCCTGGAGGCGAAGCGCGCCCAGCTGGAGGAACGGATCGAGGCGCCGATAACCGGCTGGAAGGCCCGGCTTCATCAGACCGAGGTCTCGCGTGACGGCTGGAAGAGCGCGGCTGGTCAATGCGAGGCCCAGCGTCTCAAGGAACAATCCGACGCGGCCGACGCGGTAACGCGCGCCTCGGATCAACGGGCGGCCGCTTCCGGCGCCGCCTTTAACCAAGGCTACGCGGCCGGCCGCGCCGTTGGCCTTCAGCGATGCGGAGGGAACCTTGCGTCCCAACAGAACGGCGATCATGGCCCTAGCGGCGTCTCTGGCCCTGGCGGCCTGCGCGACGGCGAAACCGACCTCTCCGGGCTATTCGGGAGCGGCGCCTACAAGCCCGGCGGCGCTGATGCCGGCCGCGCTGGTCGCGCCCAGTAGGTCCGAACCGGCCATGCCGGCCGGGTTGTCGGTCGAGGGCTTCCTGGGGTTCCTGACGGGCGCTCTGGGCGAAGACGGGGCTAAGGCCTGGTGGGAGTGGTTCACCGTGACCTATCCCGACTGGGCGAGAGACGGTTGGGCCAGGGTGGATGCTGCGAGGACATCCATCCGATTGACCCAACCTTCAGGACCGCCTTAAACGGTCCTGGCGGGGTAGCGCAGTTCGGTAGCGCGTTGGGTTCATAACCCGAAGGTCGGGAGTTCAAATCTCCCCCCCGCACCCAATCCCCGGGCCTCCCTTCGGGTCGAGGCCATATCAAAAGGCCCCCCAGCTTTCCGCCGGGGGGCCTTTCTGTTTCTCGTCTGGGCCGATCCGTTTCCCTATGCGGCCTTCAGGACGTCGTCGACGTTCTTCTCGATGACCTCGAAGGTGGTCGCGAAGACCTGGGGGTTGGCGGCGCTCGCCCCCTCGCCGTTGATGTGATCCCAGAGATGGAAGTAGGCCTCCTCGGGGTCTTCGAAACCTTCCTCGGGACATCCAGGATAGAAGGCCCGCTCCCCGGTGATCTCGCGATGAACTCCGCCTGGACAGTCGGCGCCGAGGATGACCTGTTCGACTGTGATCCCCTCCGCGATGGCGTCGGCTTCGCTGATCTCCAGAAGCGGCTCCGCCCGGACCTCTTGGACCCGGAGCGTCAGGCGGGAGGCGAGGCGCGGCATATGGATCGACGGCCGCCCCTTTCCGTATCCCGCCGGAGCCTTGCCGTCGGCCATGTAGTGGATCGGCGTCTGGCGCATCATTATCGACGGCTTCTGGTTATCCAGCGGTTGGAGAAGCTGGAAGGCCTCCCGGACGACCAAGAGGTCGCCGGGCTCCCAGCGCGGCGCGGCCGTCCGGCGGGTCTGGGTCTTCGATCCGGCGCGCAAGGCGCAGATCATCGACCCGGAAAAGAGGATGTAGGCGGCCTTCATCGGACGATTACTCCAGAGGTTCGGATGAAGCGGACGCCGGCGTCGTTAAGCGCCCTCTCCATGGCTTCGATGTTGCGGGGGTAGGTCCGCGTTTGGCCGCCCTCGAACTGGGCGACGGCCGAGAGGCTGATCCCCGCCTGATAGGCGAGGCGGTTCTGTTTCCAGCCCAGAAGCGCCCGGGCGGCGCGACACTGGCGGGGCGTCACTCTGGGAACTCCTGAAGGGCCAGGTCCCGCGCGACGTTCAACTCCGAGAGCGCCATCGGGTCATCCGTCCCGATCTCCTTCGCGCGCTTGCGATAGGCGGTCTGGATCACCCCTCGCGACGATGGACTTCCCATTCGGGGGCGCTCGATCCCGAGGACGGCCCAGCGGTCGCGGCCGCCCAAGGCGATAGTCGACGGCCCGGGGAGCGCCGCGAAGGCCTGAAGGCTCTCCTCGACGGTGGCGACCCCATAGGCCTCTTGTCGACGGAGAGCCGAGATATGCTCCGCGATGGCCGCGACGTTCATCTGGGGCGTCGTGAAGGTGTCGCATGGGAGCGCCAGCGGACGCCCCTTCAGGGTGAACCAGACGCAAACGCCGGGGTCGGCTATCCGCTCGCGGGTGTCGACCTTGGGGCGGCCGTCCATCCGTAGCGGGACGTTCGTCGAGAGGACCGGGTCTTGGCCTCCGAGGCGCGTTATCTGGTCCTCCAGGCGGTCACAGGCGGCGGAGAAGCTGATGGCCTTCCCTCCGGCCGTGAAAGTCCCCGCGCGGCGCTGCTGGGACACCTTGCGCGGCCGATGCTGGGGCCATTGGAGCGGGAAGCGTTGAGCGGGTTCGGTCATTGTCCGACGACCTCCAGAAACGGGCGTTCATCCCAGACGCGGCCGTCCAGCATCCGGCCGGCGCGCTCTTTCCCGACCTTCCAGACGTCGGGTTCATCCTCGACGTGAAGCCCTTCTAGGGCCTCGCGGGTGAACCGGGTTTCGGTCCAGCGGCCGTCCCCATGGAGATAGAGGCCGGTCTGTGGTCCTGTCACCGGACCCAAAACCTCGCCGGGTGCGAACTCGCCATTCTGTTTGTGATGGAAGGCGATCCGAGCGGCGACGGCCTGATCGCGCAGAGAGCGGAACCAGTCGGGATGCTGGGGGCGGGCCTTGTGGCCGCCCTGCGACGTCTCGCCTCCGGTAATGATCCAGTCGATCCCATACCAGAGCGGCGGGTCGACCGGCTGGCCCATGCAGCCGCATTCCCGACCGTCGCAGCATCGGGGCTCGCCATAGGGCCAGACCCCGACGGGATACTGGAGATCGATCGGTCCCAGAAGCGGCTCCATCGAAAGGAAGGCGAAAGCCGGATTGAGCGCGTTCTTCGCTCGGATCAACTTCGGGATGTCGCGGTCGACCTCCTCTTGGTTCACGACGGTGCATCCGATGGCGGCGTTCCGGGGCCACATGAACCCAGCCTCCGGGAGCGAGGACGTCCATCGGGTCCCGTCAGGCTGAATGCGAGAAGCTTCCTCGAACAGCTTCAGGATCATTCCCGGCCGCTTCGTCAGGAGGAGCCAGGTCAGGTTCGGGGTCGCGCGGATCAGATCGAAGAGATCGCGCCGCCATTCGTGCGGGACCTCGTTATCGAAGACGTCCGCCAGGCTGGCGCAAAAGACGAACGGCCGGGTCCCTTCGGCGGCCGCCTTCTTGTCCCAGCGGCGAGGCTGCGCCCAGTTCGACGGGGCGGTCCGGGAGCGGGTCCCGGCGCCGACGCCAGGACCTCCCCATTCGGCCCGCTTGTGGCGGCCGCTCGCGCCCATCAGAGCGTCCGCATAGCAGCCGTCGCAAGCCGGCGAGACCTTGGCGCACCCGATCCAGGGGTTAAAGGTCATGTCGGCCCAGCTGATGCCGGTTTCTTCAGCCATCGGCCTGACCCTCCTTCGGCGCCGGCGGGAGCGTCAGGCCCTCCGGGATGGATTTGTCGATCAGTTCGGCCATACCGCGCAGGGCGGCGGCGGAGCCCATGACGCGGTCGCGGCTCTCTTCCATGGCCTGAAGGATTTTGAACCGCTCGGACACGTTGACGGTCGACCCGATGGGGATCGTCCATTTTTTGCCGTAACCGGCCGGGACCTCTTTCGTGAAGTCGACCTTGTTGATGTAGGACTCGCCCGCGACGTGGACCAGTTCGCCCAGCGTGGCCTCGACCAGATAGCCGCCGTCAGTTTGTGCGATCACCTTCATGCTGAAGGCTCCTTCCGCTTGGCCGAGCCGCCCTTGGCGCCAGAGACGGACGCAAGGGTCGCGTTCCGGCTGAACGAACGGTTCTCGGGCTTGACGCTGGCCCCGCCCAGCCGGGCGATCTCGCGCCGCCGCTCGGGGTCCATAGAGGCGAAGCCGCGCTTCGACTTGGGCTTAGGCGTTTCCAACATGGGTCTCTCCTTCGGGGTTCTCGATCAGGCGGGCGACCCAATCGAGCGCGAAGACCTCGGCGTCAGCCGCGATCATGTTCTGTGGGGTTGCGGTCCTCTTGATCTCGGCCGCGCGCTCCTTCACGCGCTCCAAGAGTTCGGTGTCGGCCTTCCAGCGAACGGCGGCGGCCATGCAGTGGGCGTGGATGACCTCCTCCGGCCGATTGGTCGCGCCCTCCAGGTTGGCGACGGACCCATGGGTCAAGACGCCATTCGAGGCGACCATGGAGGAGATCAGGATCACGCGGCCGCCTTCCGAAATGCAGTAGGTCGGGAACGGCGCCGTCGCGAGGGCCGACTGAAGCCGGTCGAAAGCCGTCTTCTGGGGAGGCAGGACCGGGACCTTCGGGACGGGTCGACCCTGGCGCTGGCGCTGGGCTTCGACAATCTGGGCCGCGACCTTGCGGATGGTCGGCGCCAAGACTTCGAGGACCTGTTGGGCGCTGGTCCCGTCCGGCATCCCTTGCAGCTGATAGCGGGCCAGACCGCCAGCGGTCCCGGCGACGATGGCGCCCCCGAGGCCCGGATGGCTGGCGCGGAGTTCGGTCATCATGTTGAAGACGGCCGCGTCGGTCTCGACGGCCATCTCTTGGAATGACGGCCCCCCTTGGGGGACCGCCTCCAGGTGCTTAGGCGCGTCGGCCATCAGCGCTTCTCCTTCAGCTTCGAGATCATGCCGGCGACGCGAGCGCCCAGCGTGGTCTTCTGTTCGTCCTTCATGCGACCGAAGGCGGCGGACGCCTGGAGGGTCTGGAAGGTCCCGTCGATGGCGTCGGCCGCGTCAGGGTCGCCCGACAGGGCCATGTGATCGGCCCAGAGCGTGAAGGCTGACGGATCGGCGGCCCAGTCGACCGGGTCGCGGGTCCGCTCCTTCATCTCCAGCACGGCGCCGAAGAGGTTCGCCCGGGTGGCGGCTTGATCGGCGGGGTCCAGAGCCTTGAAGTCGTCGGTCTGGTAAAGCTGGCCCAGACGGGGCTTGATGACCAACCAGGATTCCATCCCGGCGATCTCCGCATAGAGGCCGCCCTTCGGGGCTTCCTTCGGCTTCTCGCCGGTCCCGCCGCTCTGGGAGGCCAGCGCGGGGTCGGTCGGCTCCGGGTGGCCGTCGTATCGCTTCAGGCCATCCTTCGCGATCTTCTCGACCGGGACGCCCGTCTTCCCGACCATCTTCCCGTCGATATAGACGGGCAGTTGGCCGTTCCAGATCGAGTCCTTCTGGAGGATATAGCGGACGCCCTTCGGCGCCGGTCCCGCGACGTCCTCCGGCTCGAACTCCGGCTCGGTCGGCTTGGCGCCGTTCAGCGCTTCGTCTGCGCTCTTGGCTTCGTCGGCCGCGTCCTTCTCGATCCGGGCCAGTCGGCCGCGTTCATGCTCGGCCGCCGCGATGGCGCGTTCGTCGTCGTCCTCGCACTCCGCGAGAACCGCCTGGACGGGCTCGCCCTGATAGCCGTCCTCGAAGGCCGTCAGCTTCAGGTTTTCCAAGTGGTCGTCATCCTCGGCCGCTGGCCCGTCGTCGCTGATTTTCGCGTTCGAGGTTTCGTCGGAGTCCTGCGGGCCAGAGGCCTTCGGGTCCGGCGTAGCGTCTGACGCATCCGATGCAGAGGCCGACGTGTCCGGTTTGTCCTCCGCACCCTGGACAGAACCCGTCTCGGTAGGGCGGACCTCGGTCGCCTCGCCCTCGATGACCTCGCCGGTCTTCGCATCATGCTCGGTCCCGTCCGGCGCGGTGGCGGTCTCGCGGGTGACGTGGTCTTGGTTGAAACCGGCGTCCGCCTTGGGACCTTCCAGCTTGCCGACCAGGTCGGCCTTCTGACGCGGGCCGCGACGGGTCGTCGTGATCCGCTCCTGCTGGTCCAGATCGTCCTCGATTTCGTCCTCGGTGACGACGCCCAGGATCGTTCCCGGCGAGTGAGCGCGGGACCATTCGCGCGCGCCGCGATAGCGCAGCTGACGCTTGAAGTTCAGCGGGTTTCCCCATGGGGAGTTATTCCCGCTGGTCTTCCACTGCTCGACCGTCCCCTCGATGGTCCGGGGTTCGTCTTCGTCGTCGAACTGGCCGATCACCTGAACCGCCAGATTGACGCCCGCGCCCTCCTCGGAGGAATCGAACCGAAGGACCTTGGCGCCGCTCGACTGGGCGACCTCGATCATACGGCCGAAGACATATCGGAGCCTGATCCCCAACCTGGCTTCGACGACCGCATGGATCAGCTTCCCTTCATACATCAGGCGGCCATGAACGACCGAGCAGTGGTCGATCACCGAGAAGGGGTTCATGTTCCAGCCGACCGCTTGGGAGACGATGCGGAAGACGTTCGCGACGACGACCTGGTTCTCGAAGGGGACAAACTTGTTCCCATCCTTCACGCCCCGAAGGGTCTCGGGAATGAGGCTGGAGTTCGCCATGGCGGAAGCGATCCGCTGGATATGCTCGAAGCGAGCGGTGTCCAGGATGGGGATCACGTCTTCGACGACGCGGACCTCCCTCTGGGGGCGGACCATTAGGGTCTGATCGGTCATGTTAAGATTTGCCTTTGGGGTTGAGGGGCTGGGTTAGATCGCTTCTTCGGCGTCCGCTTGGGCGCGGATCGCTTGGGAGGCGGCAGAGGGTTGGCGAGGCGAGGCGTTCGGCTCCTCGACCTCGGGGAGCAGACCATGCTCTTCTTCGAACTTCAGCTGCTTTTCGCGGAAGTCCTGAAGGTCGGCCGGGACCATGTCGTCATCTGGGCCGGGCCAGACGCCGGTCTGGATGCATTCAGCGATCCGGTCGAGCGCCCGGCGGTTCTGCTGGCGGCCGCGATAGATCGCCGTTGGGGTCAGGGGCTTGTTGTTGATCGACCAAGGGCGGTTCCACTCTTGGAAGACCAGAACGTGGTCATCGATCCCGAGCGTGATCCCGGCGACCTCGAAGAAGGCGTCCGCGATCAACGCAAGCTGCTGATGATAGCCGAACTCGGTTATCGCCTTGCGGACCTTCTGGGGGTGGACGCTGTCGGTCCCCTTGTAGTCAGCGACCATCGTCCCCGAGGTCGGGATGGAGTCCGGGCGAACCTTGACCCACAGGCCCGTCTTCTGGTCCCGATAGAAGATCGAATGTTCGATAAGACCGTTCAGCAGGCCGGCTTGGATTGCCGGATGGGCCGCCAGCCGCTCGGCCGCGCCGCGAATGTTCGGGAGTTCGTCAGCCTTCAGGACCGACTTCCCGGCCAGGGCGGCGGCGGCCATCCAGGCCTTGCACCACTTGGCCCCACCATGCCACGGCTTCTGCGTCCCGACCTCGCTCGGATAGGTCGCGCCGTCCGGGTAGGTTTCCGGGCGGATCAGGAACTCCTCGCGGAAGCCCTCTTCGCCCAGCAGCAGCGTGTGACGGGCGCGGCCCTTGATATAGGCCTCCTTCTCGGGCTCCGGCTCGCGGTCTGGGTTCCCGGGCCAGTGCTTGTCGAAGACCTTGCTCATGTCCTGCAACTCTTCGACCTTGCGAAGGATCGAGGAGGAGACGCTGGGGCCGTCACAGATCGCGGCCGAGTGATAAGCCGACATCGGTATCCCGGAATAGATTCCCGGCTGGGAGATCGGTTTCCCGTCCCAAGGGATGACGGTCAGGTGTGGGGCTAGGTCGGTCAAATCGCTTCCTCGATCTCTTCGGCTGGGGTGGTGGTTTTCGGCGCGCGCGGTTTGCGCGGCTCGGGTTCAGGGTTCGCGGCGACGAAGGCCTCGGCCTTCCCCTCCGCTTCCTCCTCGGTCGCGGCGAACGTGAAGGATGCAAGGTTCGGTCCGCGCCTGATGATAGCGACGAACCGCTCCCCCTCGGGCGCTGGCCCGGGAAAGGCGCCTTGGTTCTGCGTGATCTCATAGGTCCGAATGGAATAGGCCATCAGATCGCCTCCTCGCCGTCGTCGACAGGCGCCGCGACGCGCTCGCCCCAGTCGTCGTCCTTCAGTTCGCCGTCCTCCAGGACGAAGCCGACGGTCCCCGAGGAGTCGACGCGCTCGATCCAGACCTGAAGGTCGTTCTCGGCCGCAAACCGCTTAAGTTCGACCATCGCGACGTCATCGAGGAGCGAACCGTCCCGAACGCGAGCGATGCGAAGCTGGGGGTTCTTGGCGGCCGCGATGGCGATGCTCGCGCGCAGCTGCTCCGCGTCGCTGGCCTGACTGAAGGGTTGGCCGTTCAGGGTGATAAACCCGGCCGGGTCGAAGCCCAATCCGGGGACGGGCATCTTCGCCGCCTTGATCGCGGCCTGACGGGCGGCCTCGCGGTCCTCCATGGCCTTAGTCAGCTTGGCGGATTCGGCCTCCTTCGCGGCCGCTTGGGCGTTCAGCGCGTCGCGGCGCGCGGCCTGCTCCCGGACGGCATTCGCCGCGCGGCCAGCCGCGAGGGCTTCCTGAACTTGGGCGGTGTCGATGGGTTCGGGGAGCGGTTCGGCCTGCGCCTTGGCCTCCTCCAGACCGGCGAGTTCGGCCTGAAGGCGCTCGATCTCCGCGTTCAGCTGGGAGATGCGTTCGTCGACCTGTTCCCGCCGCGCCTTCCGTTGGGCGATGCTGGCGTTATGGGTCCCGGCCTCGGCCAGTTTCGCCTCCAGGGCCGCGACGTCGACGGCCGCCGGGACCTTGCCGGCCGGAAGGGTGATCGCCTCGGCCTGCGCGCGCAGAGCCTTGGCGTCACGGTTGACCTCGGTCCGCGTGGCGAAGTCGGTCCGGTCCAGACCGGCGGACTCCTCGAACTGGAAGTCGGGGACGAACGCCTTCAGGGCCTCGAACTGTTCGTCCTCCTTCAGGCGGGTGAAGCCGAGCGGGTCGAAGGTGAACTCCCCGACCAGCGCGTCGAGGACGTCCTGCGGTTTCTGGAAGCGGCCGCCCATCTCGCTCTCGACGATGACGTCGGTCGTCCAGCCCTTGGCGTTCGTCTCGCTGGTCTTGAACCGGCGCGTCACCTTCAGGTCGCCAAGGTCCAAGCGGATGACGGCGCTCTCCTGCCCGGCGCGGATCGGCTTCATCGGAAGCGCCCGGCCGCCGCCCAGTCCGCCCAGAATGGCGTCGAGGATCGAGGTCTTCCCCTGCCCGTTGCGGCCGGTGATCTCGACGACGTCAGCGTCCGGCCGGATAGAGACGGCCTTCAGGCGTTTGAAGTTCTCCGCCTGAAGTTCGACGATGCGATAGGTCTTGTCGGCCATCAGGCTTTCCCGTTCAACAGGTTGAGGATATTGCGCGCCAGACGTTCTTGTTCGGGGTCTGGCGTGTCGTATGGAGCGCCGCGCTTCAGGCGAATGACCCGAGGGATGATTAGAGCGCGACGGGATTTCTCACCGCGTCCGGTTAGAATAATCAGCGACCCGTCATTATCGCGCGCCAAGGTGTCGGGGATGACTTTGTCGCCAACCTGAAAGCCGGGATTAACCGCCAATCGATACTCTTCTTCGGCCATCAGGCCCTCCATTTAAGGACCATCTGGCGGTCCAAGTCTGCGATCAGGATGCGGAGGCGAGCGACCTCCTGCGGGGTTGCGGTCTGGAGGCGCTTCAGGCCTCCGGCGGCCATCGCGAGGACCGAAAGGACCTCCTCGGCCGACTGGGGTTCGCGCGGCGGGCTCAACGGAGCGACCGGAGGAGCCGATGGGCCGACAGGGCGTCTTCGGCCAGAACCAGAAGTTCCTCTTCGGCCGCGTTGCGCTTTTCGAGCGACGTCCAATGGGCGTTCAGCGTCCGGTCCAGCCGGAGCGCGCGGGCGCGGATCGTCACAATGACGTCGCGGACGGCACCGGGAACGTCGACGCGGCCGACATCGGCTTGTTGCTCGGCCGAAGGGGCGGCGGGGGTGTCTGTCATCTGGGGTTCTCCTGCCGGTTGGCGCCGGCGCTGGGTGGTCTCGATAGCCAGACTATAAGCCATGCATCGCGTTACACCGCAAGACGGAAAAATCGTGCTTGACGGACGTAACGGCCCGAACCAGTTTGCAGCCCATGATCGAGACAAAAGAGACCTTCGCCAGGGTCTTCTCCAAATGGCCCTCTCGCGCCGCCATGGCTCGCGATTTAACCGACGTCGGCTTTCCAGTGAGCGACGTCCGCGTCCGCATGTGGGCCTATCGTGACGCGATCCCCATGAAAGCGATCCCCTTCGTCGAGGCGGCTCTTAGACGGATCAGCGCTTCCCCGGAGTCCTCATTCAGCGTTGATCCGTATCAACGGGAGAAGGTTCAGAAACTGCGCCAAGAGATCGCGGCCGCCCGGATAAAGCTGGTCCGGTTCGAGGCTTCAAGGCTTCTGGTCCAGAAGAAGATCGATGCGCAGACCGTTATCATCCGAGCGGCCGAAAAGGCTTTGAAAGAGATCGGATCGACCAATCCCTGACGGGATACCGGATGGCGCCCCCGGCCCTGCGGCGCCCAGGAGACCGACCCGATGGCGGGACGAAAGCCAAAGTCGCAAAGCGACAAAATCCGGGACCTTCACTCCCCGCCCCCGACCGAGACCGGGCGGAAAGATGACGGCGCCCCGAAGAACAACCTAGAGGCCATCCGCGAGGCCGAACAGGCCCAGCTTCTATCCGTGATGGCGAAGATGCGGACCGCCCAGGCGGAGGTCGAGAAGGCGCAAGCCGTCGTGAAGGAAAAGCGCGACGCCGTTAACTCGATCCTCGACCAGGCCCAGGCGGCCGGCTTCAAGAAGGGCGAAATCCGCGACCTCCTGAAGGACAGCGCGGTCAAGGGGACCCGAAAGGACCTCCGCGAGGTCGAAGAGCGTCGGACGCGCTTCCGCGAATATCTGGGCCTGCCTGTCGGAACCCAAGGCGATCTCCTCGACCGGATGCCGGAAGCCGCGAAGGACGAACTGGACTGGCGCGGTCACGGCTACACGGCCGGCCTTCGGGCGGACAAGCGCGACCCGAAGGAGGCGGGCGTCCCCGAACGGTTCTGGCAACCTTGGATGCAGGAATATGATCGCGGCCAGGAGATGAACGCCTGGAGCCTGGCGCCGGACAAGAAGCCCAAGCCGGAAGGTCCTTCCATGGCGGTGCCGCCTTCGGTCGAGCCCGAGCAAACCCGGGATGACTTCGAGGCCACGGCCGACGAACTGGCGGCCCAGACGTCGCGCCCGTCGACCATCGAGGGGTCCGACCCGAGCGGCGACGACGACGGCGCCGAGGCGGTCTGATGGTCGACCAGGTCAGCTTCTTTGACCTCGCGCCAGGGCTGACCGGCTTTTGCAGCGGGACGGGCGAGACCCGTCCCGTCTGCGGGGCCTTCCGCATCCCCGACTTTGGCGAGGACCTGGGGGCGATGGGCCTCTTCTTCGAGCGCTGGGTCGAGACCCACATCGCGACCTTCCGGCCGACATCGATCGGTTACGAAAGCCCGATCCTGACCCCGACCGACACGCTGCTGAAGATCAGGAAAATCTATGGCCTCGGGGTGATCCTGGAGACGGTCGCGGCGCGTCACGAAATCCCGACCTTCGAGAAGGACCTTCGCGACCTGAAGAAGGAACTGACGGGCCGTCACGACGCCAGCAAGGCCGACATGGTCGAGGTCGCACTTCTCTGCGGGATCGATCTCCCTCCGACGAAGAAGGAAGGCCAAGAAGACGCGGCCGACGCTTTCGCCGGCTGGAAGATCGGCATCCGCGAACTCAACCCCCGCCAAAACGAACGGTGGGACCGCATCATCTGGAGTAAGGGCCGAGGGGGCCTTCTATGAACGACGAACTTCATCGGCGCCTCGCGTGGTGTCACGGCCCGGAACGCGCCGCCCGGATCATGGGGGGCTTCGATACCGCCGCAAACCGGGACCTCGCCAGCTGGGCGCGGCTGGGCGGGTCGTCGACGCCTAGCCGATACTGGACGAATGTCGCGCGCCAGATCGCGCTTTCGGTCCTCTGGGACCTTCGCAAATGAGCCCTCGCATCCTCGACCTCTTCGCTTGCGCCGGCGGCGCCGGCGAGGGCTATCGTCAGGCCGGCTTCGACGTGATGGGCGTCGATTTGGTCCAGCACCGCCGGAACCCCCATCCGCTGATCGTCGCGGACGTTTTGGCCCTGCCGCTGGAGTTCCTTCGGATGTTCGACGCCGTTCACGCGTCGCCGCCCTGCCAGGGCTTAACCGAGATGAACAACGACAAGAGCCGATGGCTTAACCTGATCCCCCAGACGCGGGCTCTTCTGAAGGCCTCGGGCCTGCCGTATGTGATCGAGAACGTCCGGGGGGCGCGCGACGAACTGATCGATCCGGTCTCGCTCTTCGGGACGATGTTCGATTGCCATCTGGTGACGTCGCGGGGCCAGCGGTTCGACCTATCGCGCGAGCGGCTGTTCGAAACGAACTTCCCGCTTCAGGCGCCAGATGATCCGGGCGCCCGCTATCCCATCGCGAACGTCTATGGGGGACACCTTCGGGCGCGCGGCGGCGACTATCGAACCGGCAAGGGAACGGGGCGGACGGTGGACTTCCCAGGCGAAGATCGTCCCGCCTTGGCCCGTCAGCTGATGGGGATGCCGTGGGCCAGCATGGGCGAGATCAGCGAGGCGGTTCCGCCGGCCTATACGCGCCACGTCGGCGCCCAGCTGATGGCCCATCTTCAGGAAGCCATATGACCGCCTCCGCCTCTGGCCTCTTCAGGGCAACCGGCAAGCGCCGGAAGCCGGTCGCGCGCCGCCTTCTCGACGGCTCCTATGTGAAGGACCCCGAGGGCCTGGAGCGCGAGAAAGACGAGTTCTATCCAACCCCGCCAGAGCCAATCCGCGCGCTTCTCCGGGCGGAGATGGATCGCCTTCGGGACTTCGACTGCATCTGGGATGGTAGCTGCGGCGATAACGCGCTGGTTCGGGAGATGCAGGCCGTCGGCCTGAAGACCTATTCGTCCGACCTGGTCGACCGGGGCGTCGGCGCCGAGATCAGAAGCTTCTATGACTTCACCGAGGCGCCGGCGCGCGCGACCATCCAGAACCCGCCTTTCGATCAGTGCGGATGGGGGAACGGGAAGGCCCGATGGCTCTATCACGCCCTCGACGTCCTCGACCTCGACTATATGGCCCTCTTGCTGAACTGGACTTGGCCGGGCGCTGGAGGGCTGGGTCCCTTCTGGGCCAAACACCCGCCGGCGCGCGCCTACATCATGCGCTGGAAGATCGACTTCACCGGCCAGGGCTCGCCGCCCATGCTGAACGGCTGGTTCATCTGGGACAAGAAACACCAGGGGGAGACGCTTCTTCGGACGCTGGACCGTCAGGACGACGCTCGCCAGCCTTCCATGTTCTAAGCGCTTGACGGACCCCGTCGACGCATAGGACTGAAACAAACGGGGCTGGCGCCTCGCCAAAGGTCGCCAGCCCCTAAACTCTGACCGTCCGATGGGCGGAACTTGATCGAGACCAAACCCATGAACTGCCGCCAGGCCTGCCGAATCCATATGCCGACCCGATGGGGGAGCGCAAGAGGATGAACCGTTATCACGAAGACCTCGCGTGGCGCCTCTTGCCGCGCATCCCGACCGTCGCGGGCAAGATGGCGTTTCTTGCCCTGTCGCGCTTCGCTGGTCCGGTCGGCATCTCCTACGCCACTTTGCCGGAACTGATGAAGGCGACGGGAATGTCCGAGCGCGGCCTCCAAGGTGGCCTCAAGGTCCTGGTCGAACGCGGGATGATCGAGAGGAAGGTCAACCCGGGCCAGAGAACCGAGACAAGGATCATCGCCAAATGAGCATTCGACTGATGACCCACGTCTGGATGATGGACCTTCATTCGACCGACAAAATGGTCCTGCTCGCCCTGGCGGACGCCGCCAACGACGCGGGCGTGACTTGGATAGCGATCACGTCGAAGCGATCCGACAAGGCGGACCTGGTCAAGAAAACCAGCTTGACCGACCGAACCGTCAGCATGGCGATCACCCGTCTGGAAACGGCCGGCCATCTGACGCGAGACCCTAAGCCCGGTCGAGGCGTGATCTACAAAATCAGACCCGAAGGATATTCGTCCCCCGAAGATGCTTCGCCCGAATGGGCTTCGGGCGGGGGGGAAGCACGTTCGCCCAAACCATCATCTAACCGTCAATCCTCCCCCTCTCCTAAAGCGCGAGGGAAAATGCATCTGGTCCCGGATGACTGGGAGCCGAAGGACGCCCATCGGGAGAAGGTATCGGCGTTCGGCTGGCCCGATGGTATATTCGAGGAGCAGCTGGCCCGCTTCCGCGAGTGGGAGTTCGCCGCCGGGAAAACTGACTTTGATCGTGCGTTCCACCGTTGGCTTCGAACCCACAATGACGACCTGAAAGGACGGTCCAATGACTACCGCTCTAACCAATACGGCTCCGGGCTTGGAACTGGTCGGGGGCCAGCATCTCGCGGCGAACGCATCGACGCTATGCGGGACGGCGCTCTGGGCGCGCTTAACGGATTCCAGCGCGAAGGCCGATGAAGTCGTTCGCCAGATCGCCCGGGTCCCCAAGCTGAAGGACAAGGCGGTCGAGGTCGCGGCCGACCTAGAGGCGCGCGCCGCCCGGGCCGATCCGGTCGACATCATGGGCCTGCTGGTCGAGCATTCGTCGGTTTACGGCCTCGGGAACAAGTCGCCGGGCGAGTATCAGGCCCTCTTCTCGATCTATCTGCGCGCTCTGGCCCCTCTCCCCATCGAGGCGATCCGGGAGGCTTTCGTCATCTGGGGGCGCGACGGGAGCGGGTTCTATCCCAAGCCGGAGCAGCTGTTCCAGCGGGCCGAGCCCTACGCGAAGGAACTATGGATGGCCTCCTATCGGGCCAAGCGGGCGGCCGCGTTCGTCGAGGATAACCCGCCGCCGAAGACCGAGGAGCAACGCCGGGCCGACGTCGAGGCCGCCAAGGCCGCCGGTATCCTGGACGCGGACGGGAAGGTCATCCTGAACTTCAAGACCGACCAGTCGCGCCGCGTCGGCCCGCCGGGCGAGACAAAGCAGGCCATGGCCGAGCGTCTTCGCCGGATCGCCAGCGGGGAGGAGCCGCTTCCCCAGATCAGCGCGCCGCCGCCGCTGGTCGAGGAAGTCGAGGAGGCCATCTGATGGGCTATGTCTTCTACTTCGCGCACGTCGGCTTCCAATGGTTCGCCAAGACGGTTCGACTGATCGGCGCTTTCCTATGACCGACAAGCCCGTCCTATACGTCCGCGCGGGCTCCAACGGGGCGCCGAAGAACTGGCGCGACCTGGTTGTTAAGCGCGCCGCCGGCGGCCGCGTGATCCCTGACGTCGTCGAGGCCGACGCCTTCAACGGTTGGTTCGTTCAGGCCGTCCGGGACAAGGCCGGGAAGATCGAGCGCACCCCCTCTGGGGTTATGAAGACCCGCCGGGTTGAGGCGAAGATTAAGATCGTCCCGCGTGAAAAAGCCTAACCCGCTCTGCCGGCAATGCCACGGCGCCGGGGTTGTCGTCCGAGAGGCCCAGATGGGACGCCCGGCCGAGCCCGTCCGGTGTCCGCGTTGTCGCGGGGAGTGCATAGACACGGCGCGCGACCGTGAAGCGTGAAACGAAGCCCTGCGCTTGGGCCAAGAAGAACCCCCAGAAGAACCTCGGACACGGCGATCATTGCTTCGGCTGGTCCTGCCTTCACCATCCCGACCGTTGCGACCGGAAGGCCAGCTGGGAGCGCCATCGGAAGGCCGAGGCGTCCTCCTATCGGAAGTTCCCCGGGAACGACGTCCAGCAGGCCCGGAAGGCCAAGTTCAAGGCGCTGGTCGACGGGTTCGGCGGAACGGGCCTGACGGACGACCAATGGGCCAAAGTTCACGAACAAATGGGCGACCGGCCGGGGCGTTGCACCTGGTGTGCTGGCGAAATCCTCCGGCCTGACGGCCATGCGGTCGACAAGCGGCGGACCTGGCATTCGGGCAAGGGAACCGAACCGGATTGTCTCTGGGACTTTTACTGCCACACGCGCCAGCCCGAGCAGCTGATCGAACTCCTTCACCGGCAAGGGCCATGTTGCGCCGGATGCGGAAAGGTCTCGGGGCGGTGGTCGCGTCTGGGCGACGTCGACCCGGTCGAGCGCCGCGCCCGGCCGGACCCATACTGGCGCAAAGCCTATCCGGCCGCGACCTATGTCGGACCGTTCTGCTCGATCAGCTGGGCGTCTGGTCTGGAGGTCGACCACGCGCTCGCCTTGGCCCTTGTGGTCCTCCTGATCCCGCCGGCCGACCAGTGGCGCTATTGGGGGCCGATGAACCTCCAGGGCTTGTGCAACGCCTGCCACAAGGACAAGACTGCCGACGACGTCCGAAAAATCAGAGCCGCGCGGGCTCTTGCGGCCGTCCCGGAGGCTATCTGATGGGCTGGTTACGGGCGATCCTAGAGGCGCTGGGCGAGATGGTCGTCGCGCTTGTGGCGGACGATTACGAAGGCGCCGGCCGGTGAAGATCGAGGCGGCCGACTTGGAGGTCCTGGCCGAGATGATGGCCCAAGCCAACCTAGAGGCCGTGGGCTGCGAGGCTAAGGCCGAGTGGTGTCGCGCCGTTGGGGATCACGCGCTGGCGGAAGATCAGGACGCGCTCGCCGCCATGTATCAGGGCCAGGCCCGCGCCATCTGCAACGCCCTTGCGCTTCTCGACGGGACGGGCGAGGTCGATCCGCAAATCCGCCCGGCCGAACCTGAAGGCCGTCCCCGCCTGACCCTGATCTCCTCCGAGAAGACCGCATGACCCAGTTCGCAGATCTAGAAATCGTCTATCGGGACCCGAACGACCTCCGCCCAGACCCGCGCAACGCCCGCCGTCACCCGGCTTCCCAGATCAAGAAGCTGCGGACGGCCTTCCGGCGGTTCGGCTTCAGGAACCCGGTCCTCCTGAAGGATGACGGCGAGACCATCGGGGCCGGAAACGGTCGCGTCGAGGCCGCCATCGAGGAGGGCCTGGAGCGCATCCCGACGATCACCGTCTTGGGGTTGAGCGAAGACGAATGGCGAGCCTTCGCCATCGCGGACAACCGGATCGCGCTCGACGCGGACTGGGATATGGACATCCTTCGAACCGAGATGCTGGACCTCAAGAAGGCCGGCCTCTCGCTCGACATGACCGGCTTCGACGAAAAGGAGGTCCTGGACCTCTTCAAGACCCCGAAGATGCTCCGCGACGCGGACGCGGACGCTGGCGATCCCCCAGCGGCTCCAGTATCCCGAGCGGGTGACGTTTGGCTTCTGGGCGATCACCGGCTGGCCTGCGGGGATTCGACCGACCCGAAGGTGGTCGAGGCGGTCCTTCGCGGGACGAAGCCCCATCTGATGGTCTCCGACCCGCCCTATGGGGTCGAATACGACGCCGAATGGCGGAACCAGGCCGAACGGGCCGACGGCCGCAAGCTGAACTCCGACCCGACGGTGAAGCGCGGCCTGGTCAAGAACGACCACAAGGCCGACTGGCGCGAGGCTTGGGCGCTCTTCCCGGGCGAGGTCGCCTATATCTGGCACGGCGGACTTGCGACGGCCGAGGTCCTGGCGAGCCTTCAGGCGGTCGGCTTCGAGCCGCGCGCGCAGATCATCTGGAGGAAGTCGCGCTCGATCATCGGGCGCGGACACTTCCACTGGCAGCACGAACCTTGCTGGTATGTGGTCCGCAAGGGCGGGAAGGGTCACTGGCAGGGGTCGCGGAAAGAGTCGACCGTCTGGGACATCGATCACCGCAAGAGCGACACCGGCCATGGGACCCAGAAGCCGGTCGAGGCTATGCGCCGGCCCATCGAGAACAACTCCGAGCCGGGCGACCGCGTCTATGAACCCTTCAGCGGATCGGGGACGACGATCATCGCGGCCCAGATGACGAAGCGCATCTGCCTCGCGGTCGAACTCGACCCGGCCTATGTGGACGTCACGGTGAAGCGCTGGGAGGCCTTCACAGGCGAAAAGGCCCGCCTGGAGGAGACGGGCCAGCTGTTCGCGGAAGTCGAGGCGAGCCGGGCCGAGGCGGTCTAGGTCGGGAGGATGACGCCTAGCGCCCTGGCACCCGCCTCTAGGGCCGCCTGACGGCGCCGAGCGATGTCGGCCTCCTCCCGGTATGTCTCCGCGATGGTGGCGCGATGATCGAACCAAGCTTCGGCCTTCAGCGCCGGCGCGAGGTTCGACTGGGTCCGCCACTTCTCCGTCCAGGCCTCCGTCTCGCCCGCGCGCTCCGTCGCCGCCATGGCGATGTCCCGCTGTTCGTCGGCCATGGCGACCAGGATCGCGCCTTGGGCGACCATCAGAGCGACGTCCTTCGCGTGAGCGTCATCGTTCGAACGGCCGCCTGTCCCGAACTCGGAGACGTGGTTGTCGGCGTCCTCGGGGGTCATCGTGTGGCGGCCCATCAGGAAGCCTCCAGGGTTTTTTCGCCCTTGGTCGTCAGGCTAAAGGTGTCGCCCTTGCATCGGATGAAGTCCGCATTCGTCATGGCGGCGATAATCCCCCCGGATTTCTTTCTGGACCAGCCCATCGCCTTGCGGAGATCGGCTCGGCTGGCGACGCCCGCATCGCGCGCGAACTGGGCGACGGTCATCCAATCTCCCCAAAACTTGCGGCGCTCTTGGAAATCGCGCTGACCGAGCCGATAGGCCTTGGCTTGGCTGGTCGTCATGGGGAAGCCCGGACCGTCGGCGCCGTCGAAGTTCCACTCGCCGGTCTCGAAGTCCATCGTCCCGTCGAGCAGCATCTCTGCGATCTCGCCCATCAGATGAACTCCTCGGTTTCGGCCGCGACCTGATCGGCTGGCGGGAGCGAATAGACGGTGACGCCGTTCAGGCCGTCCTTCTTGCGGGTGACGGGGAGGCCCTTCAGGCCTTTGAGGTTCCGGGAGATGAAGGCCCGGACGGAATGATCCTTCCAGCCCGTCAGGTCGACCAGTTCGGCGCCGCTGGCCCCTTGGGGTCGCCGCATCATCTCGATCATCTGATCGACCTTCTTCTTTTTGTCGATCTCCTTCACGGTGGCCTTCAGGTCGGCCAGCTGGGCGCGCTTCTCCGCCGGGGTCTGTTTGACCGGCTGGGGCTGGCCCGGCGCCGGGGTGGTCCGGCCGGGGACCTCGTTTATCCGGTGGCGGGTGGTCTTCGGCTTTTCGGCCGGTTGTGTGGTTGGCATAGGCTTCTCCTTTGGCGAGGCTTAGATGAACTCGGGGGCGGGGCCGGCCCAGTGGGCCGCCATGGCTTCCGCGATCCCGGGATAGGTGTCGCTTCGATGCTGCCAGCGGCTATCGCTGGGCGTGACGTTGTTCTGGCCGCTGTCGGTCTGGTTCGACCAGCGCTCGACCATATTTCCCGACCCCTTGGGGTATTCGACCCAGCGGCCCGGAAAGCGCTTCGACGGGTCGATGGGGAGCCGCATCGAGGGGATGCGCTGGCCTTGGTCGTCGAAATACCAGAAGCACGTCCCCTTGCTGGCGTCGTCGCCAAACTCATACGGTTGGACAATCTGGTCAGGCTTCAGGCCGAGCCGCGTCGGAATCGTTCCCTTGGGGTTCTCGATGACCTTCCGGCGGACTGGCGCCGTCACGATCCGAAGGAAGTCGGCCTCGGCCTGCTGGCGCGCGGCGCGGCGCTCGGCCCCCGTCTTCGTCCCGGGCTTCAGCTTCATGTGATAGCCGACGCCCGGATAGCGCTCGAAGTCGGGGTCCCTGAAGGCCCAAGCGGCCGAAACCGTATGGAAGGTGCATTCAGGGTGGAAGATCGCCAGATCGAACTCGAACGGTCGTTTCTCGATGAACTCGAAGACGTCGCCCTGATGATGGTTTCCGCCGTCTTGCGACGGGAGGAAGTCGACGCTGATCGCGTAATGACCCAAGCGGCGGAACGCCTCGCGGACGTGACCGCTGGTCTCCATGCAGACGGCGACGCGCATCAGGCGACCGGGGCTTCGAGGGCGTTCAAGAAATCGATGATTTTGTCGGTCTCGTCCTTCTGAAAGACCGCAAGGCCCCTGTGGGTCGCGAAGCCAACGGGCTTCCCGGCGCGGATGTTATAGGCCAAAAGACCGACGGTCGCTTTCCCATCTCGATAATCGACGCTGACCCTCCAGTTCGTGCGGATCATGGCGGAGCGGATGGCGGCGACCAGCGCGTTAGAGGCGGCGACGCGCTGTTGAACGCGGGACGCCCACATGGCTTCCATCTTGGCGCGTTCGGATTTGGTCAGTTCGGCGGTCTTCATCGTCTCGATCTCCTATCCGGTTGGCGCCGGTGAAGAAGTGCATCCCATGCTCCGGCGCGCGCAGCAACCGAAAAGATGCACTATTTGCGAGAAGGGAACGGCCGCTTCGCCCAGGCGCGTTTCGGTCCCTTCTGGAATCCCCGGGTCGGGATCGCCGCCTTCTGGCGCGTCACGATGCCGGCGGCCTTGTTGCGGCGCCGACGCGCGCGGGCGATGTCCGCCTGGTCGCGGGCCGTCTTGGCGAGGTCGCAGGGGTCCCGATGGATCGGGAAGATGTTCCAGTCTTCGTCGTGAAGGCAGACCTCGAACGGGATGCGGTGATCGTATCGGACCAGGTCGCCGCCGCGCATCGGGACGGGCTGGCGACACTCGCCACATAAGCCGCCCTCCCGCTCCCAGATACGCTTCATCCGCGCCGGGGTCATTGGGCGGCGCTTGGGTTCGTCAGTCATGCGAGGAGGTCCAGCTGGCGCGCAGCGTAGGTCAAGGCGGGGATCGACTGGGCGAACTTCGACGCGGACGTTCCGTCGACGGAGTTCGCTCCCGACCAGCTGGCGAGATGCAGGCGCTTGGCCGTGTTGACCCGGCCGACGTGATAGTGAACGCCCCAACGGCCCGCGACGACGCCCCAAGCTTTCATCTCGGCCAGTTTCCACTCGGTTGATCCGCCCATGAAGAGCCCAACCTTCTTGCCGTGGGAGGCCAGGATCGGCTCGATGTGGGCGGGGGTCATTCCATCCTGGAGCGGGATCAGAACCGTGGGGCCGACCTGAAGGAGGGTTGGAAGGAACGACAGCGAGAGATCAAGGCTCGCAAGGCCGCCCCGAACGATGTCTGGGGCGACAATCCACTCGCAACCCTCCGCGACCCGCTCCAGACCGCGCCAGAAGGCGTCGACGTCGAACGGGATGCCTTGCTGGTCGGCCGTCCAGGCGCCGTTGTCGAACGCCTTCTTGAACCGATAGACGGTCCCGTCTTCGAGGACGACTTCCGGCAAAGGCGAGAGGTCGCAGAATGGATTGAGGAGGAGGGACCATCCCCCGGCGGCCATAAGCTGGAGGTTCCGCCGGGTCCCTGTCCGGGTGGCGAAGAGGTCCATCAGCCGCGAAAGGTCTCGATGTCAACGCCGTGGTGATGCGCGCGGAGCGTCTGTCGGCCGCCCAAGGCGACGAACAGCTTGTCCGCCGCGTCTTCATGGAAGCCGGTTTCGCCCAGATCGAGGATCGCCGTCTGTATGGCCTCGACCCGGATCATGTGGACGGCCTCGACCTCCAGCGCGTAGGTGACGGCGATTCCGTTCGCCGGACAAATCAGCATGAAGCGGCAACGATAGACGTTCATCGACGGTCAACCAGGTAACGGATTTCAGGACGCTTGCGGATCGCTTCGTCCTGCCACTCCAAGAGCATGATCAAGGCGGCCGCCTCGACGCGTTCCTCGCGGGTTTCGGCCATCGCCTGCGAGGCCATGGCGCTGTCGTGAAGGCGATCCCTTGCCTCCTTCGAGAGGATCGGCATATCGGGATCGATGCGCGCGCTCTTCTGGTCTTGGATCGTTTGGCGACAGATGTCCAAGGCGGCCTCCGCATCGAGGAGTTTCGCTTGGGTGACGCTATGGGCGGCGATCTCCATTCGAAGGGCGGCCTCGGGGTCTATGGTCGGGTCGTTCATCTGGAGCGGTCTCCCATGCAAAGCCGGACGACCTTCTGACAGGTCGCGGCGTCAAAGTGGCTGATGTGGCAGGCGGCGGGCTCGATCCCCAGCTGCTCCGCGAGCCATTTATAGCCCAGGCCCCGGGCCTTCCCCTTGCCGATCTTGTCTCGGTTGGCCTTCCGCATCCAGAGGGGGTCGAAGGCCGCATGGGCTTGCGAGCGGGCGCGGCGCGTATGCGGCCCAGCCGGATAACCGAGCGGGATGTCGGTCCCCGGATGGGCGCCGACGTAGGCGCCGCACTCGCACCGGAAATAGACGCGATCCCAGAACTCGGGACGGTCTGGATAGATCGGCCGGCCGTCGGTTTGCTCGGCCAGCTTGCCGCACTCGATGCAGATCGGCTCGATGTTCTGGACAGGCTGGCGAGCCATCAGAGCGTCGCAAACAAAGCGATGACGGCGCGCAGGATGACGGGGCTGCTGATCACAAGGGCGACCAGCGCGGCGAAGATCATCAGGACCAAGCGGACAAGGCCGGGAACCGGGTCGCGGCTGGGCGGGGGCGAGTAGGCCATCAGAAGTCCTCGGTTTTGACGAAGGCGGAAAAGAAGCGACCGATCGCTGCGGCGAACTTGTCCGCCATGGCGTCCTCGACGCGCTTCAGGTGGAACGAAAGGGGCTCGCAGAGCGGAGGGTGGTTCCCGTTGTTCTGGACAACCATCCCGACACCCTCCTCGACGACGATCTCTTGGGTGGTGAAGCGCCCGCCGCAATCGCCGCAAAGGTGACGACGGCGTATCCCGATGGAGTTCGGGCGGCTGTCCTTCACCAGATTGGACCCGCCCTCGCAATGAGGGCAGACCAACCCGAAGGACCCGCCCTCGCTCATTGGCCCATGCCTTCGCATAGACCAGTGGTGGCGAACTCCCGGACCCCGACGACGCCGTTCCGGCCCTCGGCCGAGATGATCCCGACGATGGCGCCCTGATCGTTCAGGACGGCCCCGCCGGACATTCCCGGCTCGGCCCGGCCGGTCAGGCCGCGCATATCGCGGACGATGCCGGTCTCGACCCGGATGTCGTAATAGGTCGCTGTCGCCCGGGCGCGCGAGCGATCCTTGGCGCCGACCAGCCGATAGGTCGAGCCGGTCTCCAGTCGGGCGCAGGATACGGCCAGCGGCGCGTCGAACGGGCGCTTCACCCGGCCGATCAGGATGTCGGATTCGGCGTCCTGGAAGACGATCTCGACCTCGCGGCCGGCGACGTTACAGACGTCGTTCAGGAAGACGTGGCGGGCGCTGACGAAGGTGTCAGCCGTGATCGGGGTCGCGGAACCGAACCCGAGGGCGCAAGAAACTAGAAGGGCGTTAAGCATTGTCTCGATCTCCTAACCCGTTGGCGCGGGCGACCCGAAGTGCATCCCATGCTCCCCGGGCGCAGTAAAGCGAAAAGTGCATCCCCCAGGCCGAGGCCCAGGGGATGGCGGTCGGATCAATCGAGGAAGACGATAACCTCGCCCTTGGCGTTCAGCCCTTCGGCGTATCCTTGGCCGTCTGGCGTTCGGTTGATCCTATAGACCCCAGCGATCTTTCGGGCTCGGCCATCTTCAAGGCCGACAACGGTCTGGGAAGCGCCGGAGCGCTGGGCGTTCCACTGGGTGAAGCGCGGGGTTTGGGCGGTCGTCTGCATTTGGACTCCTGGTCTCATCAGCGCCGGAGGATACCGGCGGACCATCGCGGGGCGTAGTTTGCGCAAATCGGCAAACTGGCCCCGCTAGGTTTCGACCTGTCATGGGCGGTGATGATAGTTTCCGGTAGGAACGGGCAAACCTCCCATTTTGGCGATGAACTCGCGCGTCAGGGTCTCAACCGTGCCTTTGCCGCTAACCTCGGACCTTGTTGCGTCCCAGCGATCCAAGAGTTTGAGAGCCGTTTTCATGTCGGCATCGGTTGCGGCTATGATCGCGTCCGCAATACCGACCACGTCGACCGCCCGGAGGGGTTCCGATACCCCCGAGCCGCGCTGGATGCGATAGGCCTCAAGGGCCGAGATGATGGCCGACCTATTCATCGGAGAACGTCCAATCTTCCATCAGGCGAGCGATCTCGTTTCTCACGGCGGCCTGGCCCGGGCGGTTCCTAGAGCGGACCATGGATGGATGACTTCCGGGAATGAAGCGGTTGATGGCGTCTTCCAGAAGGTTCTCCGCCTTCCGAGGGTGGCCGACTAGAGCGTTCGCCTCGCACTTCCAGACCCCGAAACGGGCCATGTAATCTTGGACATACGCCTTGTAGTGGTCGGGGTGGTTGCGGTCGGAAAGATCGCGGCCGCCGCCGGTTTCCAGGTTCCCGATCTTCATCAGGCCCAGAGTGTCGATTTGCTCCTCGGTCAGGCCGATGTTGACGACCTCGAACTCGGGATAATCCCAGTCGAGGCCCTTCAGGTTGGCGCAGGACATGATCGTCCGCGTCAGCCCATCGACGATGCTAAGACCCTTGGGATCATGGTCCCCGATGGCGAGCAGGCGACACTCGCGCCCAGCTTCAGCGTGAGCCTTGAACCGCTTCAGCATAGCGAGGCGGGTGTGGATGTCGGTGTCGCCCTTCCCGTTCGTTATGCGGACATTGTAGCGGTCGGCCGTCGATTTGAAGATTTGGACCAGGTCCTTCTTCTCGACGATCATCTCGACATAGTAATCGAGCCCGTCCCAGTATCCTGTCTCGCGGTAGGAGCGCGCCCAGTCGTTCAACTCCTCCCCGATCCGGCTCACGGCGTATTCCGCCAGTTCCTCGGGCGTCTCCTCGCTGGCCTCAAAGTCGTTGACCTCGGTCGCCATGCGAGAGGCGTCGGGCTCGATGACGTCCGGGTCCAGTTCGCCGTCCTTCCGCATATCGGTCAGCAGCTTCTCGAACCGGGCGAACTCGCCTTTCGTGATCAGGCCCAGACCTTCGGCGTAATAGGCCCAGCCGCGAGGGCCGAACCGATAGCCGGTCTCTTCGGACAGGCGCTCGATAGCTTCGCCCATGGCCCGCCGCGCCTCGCGCCGGAGATGAAGCGGCCCGTCGACGGGCGGCATCTGGAAATCGGTCACTCTGTCTTCTCCTTTGAAGCCGGCGGCGCGGCGGGAAACTGAAGGCGGGGGTAAAGGGGGCGAGGCCCCCGTTCGATTTTTTGAGCGGTGGCGGGTTAGACGAAGAACATTCCCGTCCCGGAGACGACGATGCATCCCCCGGCCTTTTTGGCGTCGAGGATGCCCCGGCCGTGAACCGGCCCGAGGAACCGATGGGCGAAGGTCGCGCCCGAGCCCTGGAAGCCGAGAGCCTGGAAGACGCGAGCAGACCTGGCCCGAACCAAACGGTCGGGAACCTGAAGGCCCAAGGGCGAGGAACTGGAGGCCGCAATGGCCGAGAGGGTGAAGTTCATCAGAGTGGTCTCGATCTAGGCCGGTTGGCGCCGGCGGGCGAAGTGCATCCCTCCCATGCTGGAGGATCAGCAGTCAACGGGAAAGTGCATCCTTTGTGCGAACCGGAGGGAAGGGGTAGGGTCGCGCGTCAACTTCACGACTTCAACCTCGCGCGCGCATATGGCTGGACCACGACTGACGAAGGCTCAAGTTCGAGCCGCCCTGGAAAAGAACGGCGGGCTTCCGACGCAGGCCGCGATGGAACTCGGCTGCGACCCCTCGAACGTGCATCACTGGATCAAGCGCCATCCCGACCTTGCGGCCCTGAAGAACCTCGCGCTCGACAAGCTGAAGGACGTCGCGGAAGGGAAGCTGTTCCAGGCGGTGGTCAACGGGGAGATGAAGTGGGTCCAATACTTCCTCGACCATCACGCCCGAGACCGAGGCTATGGCGCGAAACTCCAGCTAACAGGCAAGAACGATGCCCCCCTCTTCGACCCGGCCGCGCTGGCCCAGTTCCTCGGAAGCCTGACGGATGAACAACGCGCCGCGTTCGATACCCTCCGGGCCGCCAACATCGGACCCGATGGCGTGGCTCCGATGGAGCCTCGATCCCTCCAATAGGGCCAAGGCCGAAGAGGTCCTGGCCCGCGACGCCGAACGCCGCCAGCGCGAGCGCGAGCGGAAGGAGCGCGCCGGCCAGCTGGAAGAAATCCGCGAGCGATGCAAAACCCTCCCGGGGTTCGTCCGCGAGGGCTGGCACGTCCTGGAGCCGGAGACCGAGTTCGTCTGGGGCTGGGCGCTCGACGCTATCGCGGAGTTCCTTCAGGCCATCGCGGACGGGGAGATCATTCGCGGCCTGATCAACATCCCGCCCGGGATGATGAAGTCGCTCATGTCGGGCGTCTTCTTCCCGGCCTATGGCTGGGGGCCGCTGGAGCGGCCGGGCCTCCGCATCCTCGGGACGTCGTTCAAGGAAGAACACGCGGCCCGCGATACCGGGAAGATGCGGTCCCTTGTGACCTCCGACTGGTTCACCGACCTTTATCCCCATGTGAAGGTCATCGGGCGCGGCGCCGACGACCACTTCCAGAACAACCGGACCGGCTGGCGCAAGGGCCGGCCGATGCAATCCCTAACCGGCGACCGGGGCGACTGGGTCATCGTCGACGACCCCCACAGCATCGAGGGCGGGGAGAGCAAGGTCAGCCGCGAGAAGACCGTCCGGGTGATGCGCGAAACCATCCCGACGCGCCTCAACAACCCGAAGAAGTCCGCGATCCTGGTCATCATGCAGCGGGTTCACGAAGAGGACGTCTCCGGGATGATCCTCTCGGAGAAGCTGGGGTATTCCCATCTGATGATGCCGATGAGGTTCGAGCCGGACCGCCGATGCATCGTTTACAAGAAGGACGGGACCGAACTGCTCCGGGATCGGCGCGTCTATGACGGCGAACTCCTCTTCCAGGAGCGCTTCGACCGCGAGGCCGTCGACCGGACCGAGAAGGAGATGACCGCCTATTCGGTGGCGGGCCAGATGCAACAACGGCCGACGCCGCGCGAGGGCGGGCTGTTCAAGCGCGAGTGGTTCGAGATCGTCGACGCCTATCCGATGGGCGGCCGCGACGCCCGGTGCTGGGACCTCGCGGGGACCAAGAAGAACCAGACCTCGAAGGACCCCGACTGGACCGCCGGCCTGAAGGGCAAGCGGACCCCAGATGGCAACTTCTGGATTACCGACCTGGTTCACCTTCGGGACACGCCCGGGAAGATCGCCTCGACGATCAAGAACACGGCCAGTCAGGACGGCTTCGGGACGGTGATCTCGATCCCCCAGGACCCCGGCCAAGCCGCGAAGTTCCAGATCGAGTTCCTGGTCTCCCTGCTGGCCGCCTATACGGTCAAGAGCGAGATCGTCTCCGGCGACAAGGAAGTCCGCGCCGGCCCGGCCGCCTCCCAGGCGGAGTTCGGGAAGATCAAGCTGGTTCGGGGGCCGTGGAACAAGCCCTTCTTGGACGAAGTCTGCAACTTCCCGGGCTCCAAACACGACGACATCGTCGACGCGCTCTCGGATTTGATCCGTGTGCTATCGTCGCTGACCATCTATGACCTTTCGGGCGTCAGCTGACCCCCTGGACCGAGGACCAAATGCAACTCCGCGACACGCTCATGAACTTGACGTCTGGCCTTGGCGTCTGGGGGAAGGACAAGGCGGCTCATCGCCAGTTCGTCCTCCAGCAGATGAACCAGGCCGAGGCCGACTTCGCCTATCGGGGCGACTGGATCGCCCGGAAGATCGTCGACATCCCGGCCTTCGACATGACCCGCGAATGGCGAACCTTCCAGATCGACCGGAAGGACATCAGCACCATGGAGGCCGAGGAGAAGCGGCTGGGGATTCGCCAGAAGGTCCATAAGGCCATCTGGTGGGCTCGCCTGCGGGGCGGCGCCGGGCTGGTCCTCGACGACGGCGCCATGGACCTGATGCGTCCGCTCGACATCTCCGGCGTGGGCGGCCTGAAGCAAGTCCTGGTTCTCCCGCGCAACCGCTTGACGGCCGGGCCGGTCCAGTGGGACCCATACGACCCGGACGGAAACTTCGACCTCCCGATCTATTACAACCTCGCGGGCGGCCAGCGGGGAACGACCCAGGTTCACCACTCGCGCGTGATCACCTTCATGGGCGCCCCCATCCCGGACGACGAAACCGGCTCGGGCGAAACGAAGGTCTATGGCGACCCTATCCTGATGGCCGTCCGCGATGCGGTGATGCAGGCCAGCGCGACCAACCAGGGGATCGCGTCCCTGATCGAGGAAGCGAAGATCGACGTCGTCAAGGTCCCCGGGCTGCTCGGCCAGAGCATCACGAAGGAGTTCCGCGACCACATGATGACCCGCTGGGAACTGGCGGCGGTCCTGAAGGCGACGAACAACATCCTCCTGATCGACGGGACCGAAGAGTGGGAGCGGAAGGAAGTCGCCTTCAACGGCCTGACGGACGTCGCGAAGCTGTTCCTCCAGGTGGTCAGCGGCGCGGCGGACATTCCCGCCACGCGGATGATCGGCCAGTCCCCCCAAGGGATGAACGCGACCGGAGAAAGCGACCTCCAGAACTATGAGGCCATGATCGGCGCCAAACAGCGGAACGACCTCGACCCCCGCATGGACCGGCTGGATCACGCCCTGCTGATCTCCGCCTTGGGGAAGGCGCCCGACAAGGCGACCTGGTCGAAGTGGAACCCGCTCCGTATCCCGACGCCCAAGGAAGCGGCCGAGATCGAGAAGAGCGAGGCCGACGTGGCGAAATCCATCGCGGACTCCGGTCTGGTCCCGATGGCCGCCCTAGAGGTCAGCTTCCAGAACCGTTTGATCGAGAGCGGCCGCTGGCCCGGGCTGGAACAGGCCATTGAGGACGCCAAGGCGGGAACACTTCTTCCGTTCGAAGACCCGGCCGATGACGGGAACGACATCGATCCCAAGACGGGTCAGCCCTACCCGGAGACCGACCCGCGCAACCCGGCGGCGCGCGCGGCGGCCGAGCAGGAAGCGAACAAGCCTCGGACGCTGAAGCTGGTCGCCGGCGATCAGACGGTCCGAGCGGTCGTTCAGCGGCCCGATCCCCGCAAGGCCCGCGACGCCAAGCCCCGGACGCTCTATGTGCATCGCCCCTTGTTGAACGCGGCCGAGTTCACCGCTTGGGCGAAGGAGCAAGGCTTCGAGACCGTCCAAGACAACCTCCATGTGACCATCGCGTTCTCGAAGCGCCCGGTCGACTGGATGGCCGTCTCCTCGGACTGGTCCTTCTCGGGCGAGGATGGGACGCTGAACGTCCCGCCGGGCGGCGCGCGGATCGTCGAACCTCTGGGCTCGGCCGGCGCGGTGGTCCTGCTGTTCGCCTCGGGAAACCTGGCCTATCGCCATGGCGAGATCGTTCGCGCCGGGGCCAGCTGGGACTTCGACGAATACCAGCCCCATGTGACCATCACCTGGAAGGCCCCCGAGGGTCTGAACCTCAAGAAGGTGAAGCCCTTCCCGGGTCCGCTGAAGTTCGGCCCCGAGGTCTTCGAGGAGATCGTGGAAAACTGGCGCGAGACCATTCAGGAGGCTTGACGACGGGGCGCGGCCGGGAGAAGTCTCGGCCGTCGTCTCCAAGCGACCAGCCCTGGCCCGGTAGTTTCGGCCGCGTAGGAAACCCTCCGAGCATCCCATCTCCCCCTCCGGCCATGGTCGGGGGGTTTTCTTTTGCCCGGTCGCGAGCGATGTTCCCGCCTCGCCACTGGAGATCGAGACGTGACCCGCCAGACCTTCCGAGCCGTCGTCCTGAACGGCTGCATCTTCGCCCTCGCGGCCTTCTGGGTCGGCCTCGCGAAGGTGATCTTCGGATGACCTACCCGCTCGCCCGCATGATCCGACGCGCCGGAAAGACCAGCCGGAAGACGATCACCCTCCGGGCGATCAACCCGACGTCCTCCCAGGCGCTCGAACTGGCCGCCATCGTGAACCAGGTTGTCAGCGCTTGGAGCGCGGCGGCGCGCGGGCGGATCATGACGGCCTATGATCGGACCATGGCCGAGCGGCGCCCTACCATGGATGCATCCATCCATGACACGGTCGACGACATCCAAGGCGAGATCGACGCGGCCGAGGCCGAGATCACCCGTCTGGTCCTGACGCTGACGCCCAAGCTGCGCGACTGGACGATCCGGCTGGAGCGCTGGCATCGCCGGAAGTTCATCGCGGCCGTCCTTAGCCCGACGGGCGTCGACCTCTCGACCCTCCTCAATCCCGAGGGCGAGACCATGGAGGCCTTCCGCCAGAGCATCCTCGCGCTGATCCGCAACATCGACGAAGACACGCGCGGCCGGATCGCTGGCGCGGTCTGGCGCGGCTTCCAAGAGCGGACCCCCAGGCGGGAGGTCGCCCGCGAGATCGCGAAGGCCGTCCAGATCAGCCGGCGCCGCGCGCTCTTCATCGCCAGCGACCAGACGGTGAAGATGGCCGCCCGGCTGGATCAGGCCCGCCAGGAGGAGGCCGGGATTACGGAATATGAGTGGATGAAGTCCGGGAAGCTTCATCCCCGCTTGGCGCACGTCGCCCGCAACGGCCTGATCTACAGCTGGAACAAGCCCCCTCTGGGCGGCCATCCGGGGACCGAACCGAACTGCGGATGCAAGGCGCGCGCCCATCTCCGGTTAGACTGAATGCATCCCCCTCTATGCGCGGGGGGCGTGAAGCGGTATCTGTGGGGCCTCTAAGCCCTCGGAGCGCCATATGTTGATCCGCGACAAGGCCAGTATGTCGACCCGCCGGGAACTGCCGAACGGCTTCCTTCAGGTCGACGCCGTTCTCTCGCGGACCGGCATCCAGGCCTATTCGGCCGG